TCATTCGTTTATAACAATGTTGAAATCATCATCAATATAACCAATAAATTTTATATTATCCTGGTTATATTCGTTTTTATATGTTTTATATATGCGTACATGCTTAAAATTTCCATCATACCAAACATCTAAGCCCATAGCATGTATTTTTTCATTTACTTCAAGTTGCTTTCTTACATTTTCCTTAAAAGTTGAATTTTTCATGCTTTTATCTTTCTTCCCTTCACCCTGGGAGCTAGGATATAAAAAGACGCGCCCTTATTATTTTAAAGTCATTTTTGTAACAGCCGGAAGACTGCGGAAAAATTCCAGGCGGTCGTAATCATCGTTAATTTTAAATTGTTTGTCACTTGTGGGGATGATCTCGCCGCCGATAAGCTCCATACAGGAGAGTTGCAAACAGTTCTCTTTTTTTGTTGATCTGTGCAGCGCATATCGCATCACAGACTTTTTATCATCCCGACGCTTTACCGGGGACATATCCCAATAAGCTAATTTAATAACGCCGGCAGCAACAGACACAAAAATTTCTATTGCTTCTTTTCTGGCTTTTTCTTCGATTGTATCAACTGTGGAAAAGTCGCCGCTTTTTATGGCGGCGATAGTCTGCTTTGGTGTTGGTTTTATAATCTTATTTGTCATTTTTATAACCCTCCGTAAATTTTACTATGTGTTACAAATGCAGGCTTTTGCGTGTAATCAGTCCAGACAACGCACCCTTTGCTATTTTTACATAAATATGACCCGTTGTTGCTTGCCTTTAACACATGCAATATTTTTTTGTTAACCTTTATAATATCGTGTTCTCCTATTGCTTTCATTTTAAAACCCTCCATAAGTTTTATTTTTCTTATAACACTTATTCCAAAAATCAATGACTTTTTCCGCTTCTTTTTTTGTGCTGCAAATATTTGCGGAAGTAATACCGGGGATTTGCAAGGAAAAAATAAGGTTGTCAGATTCAGCAACCCGAAGAACAGAAGCAAGGTTTTTATTGTTTGTGCGTGTTGAAATTGCTATATAATGATATTTCATGTTTAAGCCTCCATTTCTTTATGTGCTTCGTCAAAATCTTCTTCGAGATCGTCCAGTACTTCAGAAATTGCGAGCCCTAATAAGTAACAACGGATTGTTACGTCTGCCCATTCTGCGCCCCTTTTCAATAACGTTTATGTTATTCTGCCCGAACTCGTCAAGAGCTTCTTCGAGTAGGCCCCAGTTGTGCGCTATGCTTTCTTCTGCCTTGTAAGCATTGCAATAGTAAGAGCCGCTTGCATTGCCTGTTACGCTGTCTTCTATCCAAAGCTCATCATTTAATTTTTCTTTCAGTTCTTCCAGGCTGTCAAAGTCTGTGAAATTAATTTCATTATCAATATAATTTTTAACGTCTTCTTTTACTGCTTCCAGATAATTGTATTTTGTCATTGTTTTTTACCTTTACCCCTGTTATAATGGGGTTGCCTTTCTTTTTTAGTTTGGTGCTGGCTGTTCGTCTTGGTAGGATGCAGCCAGCTTTTTTATTTTGCCTAGGAACTAGAATTTTTCAATTAATCGGTGCCGGTTCCCTATGTCCTCATTGGCTTGAGTGGTTCGGGCGATTCCGGTTGTTTGTTTCTTTTGTTCCTTTGTTGGTATTATAATAGCATAGTTTAATAATAATGTCAATAGCATAGTTTAATAAAACGTATAATTTTTTATGATATGTATTTTTGCGCTCCATATAATAGGAAGAGAAAAAATAATATGTGAAAACCTACTATATAATTGACGCATAGTTTAATAAATGATATAATCAAAGCAAACAATAACAGGAGGGTTAATAAATGGCATTTAAAGAGAAAGAAAAGGAACTTTCATATATTGCACAATATCAAAAAGACAAGTACGACCGTATAACAGTAATGGCGCCAAAGGGAACCAAGGAAGACGTTAAAAGAGCGGCCGATCTAAAAGGCGTAAAGATGTCTGCGTTCGTTCTGGAGTGCATACAAAAAGAATTAGAAAGAATGAAGAATTAAAGAATAGTTTAATAAAGTACTTGACGCATAGTTTAATAAGTGCTATAATAAAGACAGTTAAAGAAAAACAACCACACAGCCCCAGGAGGGCGGACAGGAGAGAAAATATGAAAATAAATGAAATGCGCGGAAATCAATTCCTTCCGGGAAACTGTATTTACAGACCGGAGAATTACCCGGAGGACTGGCGGGAACGCCTGGAAGCTGGTGAAGCTATCAGCTACGAAGAGGACGGCAAGCAGTGTCAAATATGGTTAGAGGAAGAAGAGGAAGAAGAGGAAGAATAAAAATAAAGCCCTAGGAAATTATCCCGGGGCTTTTAATATGCTTATTTGTGGCGGCTATGGACAGAGTACAGACCGCCGCCGAGCCTGTTGATATTTTAATAACACAGCTTTTGGCAAATTGTCAAGAAAAATATTTTTAAAATACCGCTTGACATTTTTCTAAAACTTCTTTAGGCTATCAGATAACGAGAGCTGACGGAACTCAGGAAGGGCAGAGGCTGAAAGTACACAGAATCGTTAATTAAACAACACGCATAACAAGCCAGATCACGCCGGATAGAAACTCCTGGAAGGTCTGGCTTTTATTATGCAAATCTGCGAAAATGTAGCCGCCCTTATATTATATATAATTATATAATTATTCTCTGCCCTTCCTAGATTCCTAAAGCTGGAGTTTATTAAAAGATATGCTATACAGTACCGTATAATAATATATATAATATAAATATAAATGAAGATTATAATATAATACCACAAATATTATTTATTAATTACTGACAAAATAAAGGGCTTTATTTTATGCAAAATTAAATTTGACAAGATATTAAAAACTGTGCTAAGGTATCAGCAACAAAGAAAACAGAATATTTTATTTTGAGTTTTAGAGAATGTACCCGAACACCCGGAAATTTTCCGGGAATAAGCTTTACCCGGTGACATTCTCTTTTTTTATTTACAAATTAACGTGTTAAAGTGAGGTGATAATATGAAAGATAATACGGTAAATATACAAGACGTAGATATCTATTTAGATAATATTAATATATATGCTGATGAGTATATAAATACTGTATTATGTATATCACCAGATAACGAAAACTATAAGAAAGAAGTATCAGATAGCTTTGTAGATATGATTTTTTATATTGCAGATCATATACAAAAGCCAAGTAATGACAATATAGAGCTATTAGATAAAATGTTTAATACTTATGTGAGATTATGTAGTAAATATCATGTATTACCAACTTTAGAAGTATTTAGCTTTTTAGTTGGGATTAATCGTACAACGTTTACTGATTGGATGAATGGAGTGTATAGAACAAACTCGTCACATGGTGACACGGCTAAAAAATGGTTTGATATTTGCAAAAACTGTGCAATCAATAGATTGCATAACCAGACCGGAACAAATGCGAATTTGATATTTGTTGCAAAAGCCGCATACGGCATGGCAGAAACTGCACCAGTGCAAGCCGCGCAGCAATACGGCGTACCACAGCAGACCGCCCAGCAGATCGCGGAGAAGCACAAAGCGGCGCTGGAGCTTCCAGAGATGGAAAAACCGGAGCTATAACAGTAAAAACACTATATGTTGTGATTGCGAAGAAACGGATTCTATATCTAGTAATACGCAATGTGCAAATAGGGTACACCCTAAAAAGACATTTTATAAAACACTGTTTTTTGTGCAATATTACAATAGATTTTGCATAGCATTCCCTTGATTACTGCCGCAGGCCCTTAAAGGTCAGCGTTAAACCAGGGAAGCGGGAACCCATGGGGCGGCGGGCTTCCCTGGTAGCGTCCGTCATGGATATCGGGGAGGGGGTATATATAAAGCCCTAGTCAGCGGTAGTCACCACCTCAACCATCGAAAAAAATAAAAAAAGCTCTCCTTATACAGCAATGATAGTGATTGCAACACGAAAGCAGTAATCCTTAACTGTTTCTCTGCTAACACTAAATAAGGCAACACCAAGAAAGGAAAGTGTAAAACATGAATCAAGATATCAAGAATTACGCAAAGTCAAAAGGCGTTCGCTTATGGCAGATCGCAGAGGTGTTACATATCAATGATGGTAATTTCAGCAGGAAGCTCAGAAAAGAATTGTCAGAAGCTCAGAAACAAGAAATTATTCAGATCATAGACAGGATAGCAGAGAAGAGGGACAGGGATTAATTAGAGCATAAAAAAGAGAACCATTAAGGCTCTCTTTTCAGATCATTGCTATTAAATTTTACTATGATATCTGGAAATGCTTCAACAGAAATTTGACAACCAAGAAAGTCAAGGATGGCTATAAGCTCATATGCAGAAAGCGTTTCTCTGGAAAACTTGTTAGCTAGTGCTTGTGGTGAAGTTCCTAGATGTTCAGCAACTTGAATATTTGTAATTTTTTTCATTTTCATTATTTGTTTAATTTTTTGAGATACCATATAAACACCTCCTACTTACATAATAAACGCAAATGTTATAAAAATCAATTAAAATTCACTTAAACGTGTAATTTGCTATTGAAAACACACACATTATAGTGTATAATTGTTTTATAAAGAAACAGGAGCGTGTATATATGAAAGTAGGATATGTAAGAGTTTCAACAGTAGAGCAAAATGAAGCGAGACAAATTGAAGCAATGAAAGCAGATGGTGTTGAAAGAATTTATATGGATAAAAAATCTGGGAAAGACTTCAATCGTCCAGAGTACCAGAAAATGATTGCTTCTCTTCAAAAAGGTGACATTCTGGTAATCCATTCAATTGACCGTCTTGGAAGAAACTACGAAGAGATTATTGCTGAATGGAGAAGAATCACAAAAGAGATTGAAGCAGATATTATTGTACAGGATATGCCGTTACTTAATACTACGCAAAATAAAGACTTGACAGGAACATTGATCGCAGACATAGTTTTGCAGCTTCTCTCATATGTAGCACAAAGAGAAAGGGAAAATATTCGTCAGCGACAAAAAGAAGGTATTTTAATTGCAAAAGCCAAGGGCAAATATAAAGGTCGTGCCAAAAAAGAGATAGATAAGGAACTTTTCAACGAAACTAAACGTAGCTGGCAAAGAGGGGAAATAACAAAGGTACAATTTGCCAATATTATAGGAGTTTCAAGAAGTACGTTATATAAACTTTTAGAGGGGGATAAAGATGATTGATTTTACAAACAAGTGTATTGTTACAGAAAACAATGTTGAATCAGAACAGTTGCTTAAAAAAGCAATAGCTCAAGGATTCAACTTACCAAAAGGCCAAAAAGCAATGGAATCACATAGATACTTTCATTTTATTGGAAGTCCATATAAACATGTTGTGGCTCCTTATGAAGTAAGTTCGAGTGATTTCAACAAAGCGGTTAGATATTCGGAGTTGTTTGGTGATGAGCAAGAAGAGCTAAGAAAAATTGTTGATTCAGCTGCAAGATGGTGCCGGGCATATGGATATGAACATTTGAATGTATATGCAAACGAAGAGCTTGAAAGTTATACTGGAAAGGCAATCGCAAAGACAAAAGACAATATCATACAGCGTGCTTATGTTGAAATAAAGAAACCACGCAAACTGACTGTTTCAGAGTTAGAAGCATACTTAGGATATCCAATTGAAATTGTAAGTTGAGGTAAATGCTCATGAAACAAAACCCGCAATCCGAATCCATCCGTATCCGATTTTCCGAAAAACAGAAAAAAAGGCTCATGGAAGAGAAGAACCGAACAGACAGGAGCGTATCGGACATTGTAAGACAGGCAGTTGATGAATATTTTGGGAGGAAAAGACGTGCTTAAATTTTTCTCAAAAAATAAAAAAGGCGTTTCCGAAACAAACCAAGCATATGAAAATGTTGGAAAGGAATCCCCGGCAATTCGGAAACTTGTAAAGCCAATTCACGCAAAAGCAATATTAGCTGATGGCAGATTGTATGATACTCAAACTGTCACATATGTTTGCGAATACGGTAATCTTTCTTTGTTTGTTACAAAGAACGGTAGATGGTTTGGCGCAAAATCAAAATCTAAATTAGCTGGTTATAGCGCTGATAAAAATGGAGACAGAACCGCCGAGTACAGAGTGATGTATTATGGTTTGGAATGTATTGATAAAATTTTTGTGATGCAACATCTGTGGTATTACAACCATAAGCTTTACAAGAAATATTTCGGGGAGGCGGAAGAAGGATGAATTGTTTTTTATACATAATTGGGAATGATATTTGTAAATGTGAAAAAGAAGAAGATATTCCAAGAGAAGCTATTAGAACACTTAAATTGCAAAACGGAGAATTATTTTCAAATGGAAACGGAGAATGGAAAAAGTTATTCATGCCTGATGCACCAATAAGTGATAATAAGGATAGTTTTCCAGAATCTCCCATTGATGTAGCGTCCATGATTATCAATGCCACAGTAACTTGCGAACTACCAACTGAGAAAATTCCACTTTCTCCATTATTGGAGCAGAAAACATGGGAAATTCCAAAATACAACATTCTACAGTTGGAAGAGATTGCGAAACACCTTCTTCTCTACTGTGAAACTAAAAGAAAGGGGTACGAAGATGCCGATAGTGAAGATCACAAACCCAAACCCCTATGATTGGCTTGGCATAAAATGTTTTATTGATGGAAATGAAGTTCCAAGAGTAAGATCAGTAAATTTCCATACCGCAGTAGATGAAATTCCAGTATTTGAGTTTGAAATGATGACTATTCCAGACATTGAAATGGAGTGCTTGGCAAAAATTAGTGTCACTTCTCAATCAATTACTGATGCAATTTTGGTTTTAAGGCACGAATTACTACAGCATGGAGAAATTTACAATGGATTCAAAGCAAGCCTAAAATCGGCTTTAGAATCATACAATTACTGTGGAATGCCATTTGAGCCAGAGGAAGAGATTGCAGAAAAAATTCTGGACTTATTAATTGGGGAGGAAAAAGAAAATGAATGCACTTAATGTAATCGGAACAGCTGTAAATCTTGCATTTTTCGTTCTGGTTCTTGCCGGTACTTTAGCCATACTGGACGAAGAAGGAAAGACAAGCGTAATACAGATTTTATTCTGTATTTGTTTAGAAATATGTTTCGCACTGAATATTTTCTTAATTTGCACGAGGTAAAGGAGGATATAGAAATGAAATTTTCAGAAGCATTAAAACTTATGAAACAGGGAGCAAAAGTGAAACTTCCAGGATGGAATGGTTACTGGTGTTGGGACGATGAAAAACAGACGATTATGATTCATTGCAGACCAAAAGATTCCGATCAAGGCCAGGGAGCAGTTCTCGATATCCGTGAAACACAGAGAGTAGAATATACTTTCATGCACACACAGCGAGATGACTGGATGATTGCTGATGAGAATAACTGTGGTGTTCTTGGTGGTCAGTCAACATTTGGATTTGGTGACGCTATCCGTTATCTGAAAAGAGGACTTAAAGTGTCTCGTAAAGGCTGGAATGGAAAGAAACAGTACATTCAGATTGCCACTGGAATTTCATATAAGACTGCTGATAATGAAATTGTAAATTGTGAACATGATGCAATCGGAAACAAAGCCATTGCTTTTGTCGGAACATCTGGCGTACAGATGGGATGGTTTGCATCTCAAGCAGATATGTTAGCAGAGGATTGGATTTTTGCAGAATAAGAGGAGAACCCCATGTATCTACTAATTCCAATTGGAATTATCCCGATTGAGTTAATCGAAAGGGTTAAATTCATAAAAGCGCCGCTTCGACTTAATCCATGTAGGCTCGGGAAAACCTATGAAAGTGATAAGTCGAGGCATCCAGAGTAGCTTAAGTGTTAATTACTTATTATACTAATTACATAAACTTATATATCACGATTTCCCCGGGCTTTAATGGTGCGCCCGGGTGATAATGGGCTATCGCCAAATGGTTAAGGCACAGCACTTTGACTGCTGCATTTGCTGGTTCGAATCCAGTTAGCCCAGTTTGCGGTTTCGCTAATGCCGCAAGTTCATTTTATAACACTCTTTTCTGAAATCTAAAAGTGTTTCAGAAAACCTTTGTTGCGGCTGGTGGTCAAGAACTGCAACAGTGCCGGATTGTTTGTCATGGCGGTCAAATAATTCGGTATCTTAGGAAGCTTAGTTCAGCGGTAAGAGCAACGGCCTCATAAGTCGTAAGTCCTGGGTTCGAATCCCAGAGCTTCTATTTCTTCTAAATGCCATTCATCCGTAATATGGGTGGAAAAAACTTCCAGTTGAGCGTGTGGATTAGGTGAATTTAGGTGCGATACGGCGTAGCTTAAATGGATCTGATTTCCCGGCTGGTATATCTCGGAGTTAAAAACATTAACGCAGCGCACGTTAATAAAAGGAGTTTTCAAGAGATGCCGTTCAAAGACGCATAAAAATATCCAGTGAATCTACAGCACTAAAACTTGTAGATAGTGGAAAGCATAACACGATAAACCTATTGCTAACCCGGAAGAACCGGGTTATTCGGAAAGTGCAAGTAACTGGGAACGGGCTAGTCGACTAGGTCTTGATGGTTCGAATCCATCCTTTCCGATTGTTTGGAGACTGAAAGTTTGGTGGTAGGAAAAGCACAGAGCAGTGCGTAGGAATGTATAACCGAGTTCCGAATACGTACTGTTTATCGGTGATATAGTGACTTCCTCTAGTAGTCAATAAGTGAACGTGCTGAAATGGTTCTTCCAAACATGTACATAGCAGGATAGAGAAGCGGAATCTCACATGGCTCATATCAATGGAAACGGCGGTTCGAATCCGTCTCCTGCTATTCCATCTACCAAGTGTAGATAGGACATCTGACTTTAGCATAGCTATTGTTAGTTCTTGCACATAAATGCGGATGCGTTTGCGTGCATTCGTGCAGGCATATAGACGCAACTCACTAGCGATCTTGTGCAAAAACTTTTTAGAGAGATAAGACCAATGCCCGTGAGGAGTGATAGTCGGGGATTCTAAAAAAATCATCTAGTTTAGCGTTTTATGATGAAAAAAGAAACATAGCTCAGTGGTAGAGCAATGATATTGAATATCATGTGACACAGGTTCGATTCCTGTTGTTTCTATCTGGCAAATTGCCATTGCCAGAAGTTGCATTTTCCCCCTTAAAGTTCCAGTGCTTCTCGTTGGGAGATTTATGCCGTTCAAGTCGGCACACTGGATTTTTCTAAATCGAGGTAATTTATGAACGAAAAAAGTTGTAAGAATTGCAGAAAACACGATGGCTTCACATGGGTTTGCTTCAATAGTGATGGAAAAACAAGGAGGCATAGTACCGATGAGCGAACTTTCTGAACTTATAAATAGAGGTGGTTTAATTGATGATTTTAAGATAGAAAAATCCAAAGATGAACCACCTACACAACCAATAAAGTTAGCTGATTGGCTGATTGACAGAGGATTGAAAGATGGAATTCGTCTGTATGGGAAAAATGATCTTAGAAAAATTGCAAATTACTTACTGATTTACTGTGGTGATGAAAATGATTGAAGTATGCGGTAAAGAAATAAAAGACGAATGTTCAAACTGCGGGAATATCCTTGAATGCGAGCTGTTCCGCCAGGGACATGGCATAAAACAGGAACGTGAAAACATAGCTAAAATGATTGCCTGCCAGATGAAGCATAGGGAGAAGAGGGAATTTGAATGCTAGATTTACTTGATAAACGCAATTGTCCTGTTTGCGGTGGAATGTTAAAATGCGAAAATTCCGATTACACAAAACCTTTTATAGAAAAAGAAATCTTTTTAAATGTGACATGGCAATGCACCAATTGTGGCGCTGAATATACTGCAAAACTTGAATTAACTCCAAACGGATATGAGGTGCAAGACCGTGAAGCACATATTGATGTAGAGGATAATTTTTCAGCCGAAAAATTTATGCTTGGAAGAGACAATTTTCGAAGACAGAGGTGGTAAATATGAAATTTGAGGATATGGCAAACTGGACAGAAGAACAGTTGAAAAATGAAGTTGTTCGTTTGGCTGATGAATGCGAGAAAAAACAGCATATAATCCTGGACTATAAAGCTTTATCGGAGACACTTAACCAAAAGCTTCTTGAAAATGATAACTGGAAGATTCCGATTGATGGAATTGAAAATGTAGATACTGGTCATCCATCTATAGAATGGTATGAACAACGCCACCAGGATGACTGCATTACAATCAATCAGCTTCAGACCGCATTGGACGTACTTGTTGACCGGTATGCAAATCTAAGAAAGGTTCATGGGTTGAACTGATATGTCTTTTGAAACATTTATGTGTGCTTGGTTGAGCAACACTGGAAGTACCAGAGCATTGATGCGATACGGAATATACCTAACAAACAACGGAAAAAAGATGCACGGGGAACCAAAGGAGCGTAGAGTTGCAGGGCGAAAAGGAGTAAGAAAAAAATAAATGAGCATTAAATCAGCATTAGAATCCGAAGGGATAGATTTTTCTGAATACATGAATCCACCAGAACCATGGAATGGACAGGCGTTAATACGGAATATCAATGGAGTGAAATACGCCTGTTGCCCTTTTTGCCAGAAGAAAGCACTTTTGATTAGCCCAAACACAAAGATTCAGCATCTTAAATTAAAATGCAAGGGAAGCAACTGTAAGAAAGAATTTGAGGTGAATGTATGAATAAAATCAGAAAGATATGTTGTATAATCACTAATTTTATTATATTCAAGTGGGTAGCAGATTATTTGATAGCCACAATTCAAATGATGATTGAAAATCATTGGGGGTTTTCGGCAGTACCATTATTGCTCATGGCAGTATTCGCAGAGTGGAAAGTAATTGAAAATATTTTTTCGGAATTAAAAAGATGATTTTATCAAGTGAGGATATGTATGACAAAACAAGAAGCTGTAGTAATTGAAACCTATACAGGAATTTGTATGCTTACAGGGGATGACCGAAAACTTGCATACGAATACGCAGAAAAACTTTTAGGTCATCCGATATATACACATGAATTTCCAAAATATGCTAACAAGCTGAAAGAACTTAGTAAGCCAGATTTTATTGAAATTTGTAGAAAGTTAGGTGATTGAATGAATCCAGTATTTATATTTCTAGTGATATGTGGAGCGGCAGTAGTATGGTTCCTGCTTTACAAATTATTTCAACCACTAGGTAAATTATTGAACCACATTGGCAGAAATGCTATTGATGAGTTAAATAAAGACGAAAGTCAAAAAGAGGAGGATAATAAATGAAAAAAGGACTTTTAGGTGGAATTGGATTAGCTGTTGTAATCATTGCAGGACTTATATGTGTTGCAAAGTGCAGTGTGAGAGTTCCGGCTGGTTACATTGCGGTAGAGTACAAAATGAACGGAGGAATCTCTAAGAATGTACTTACACAGGGATGGCATTTGATTTCACCTACAGTAAAAACTTCACTGTATTCCGTTGGAATCGAGCAGTCTTATCTTACATCTGAGGATAAGGGCGATTCTCCAAAAGATGAAAGTTTCAAGACACCAACGGCAGATGGAAAATCGCTTCAAGTCGACCTTGAATTTTCTTATAAATTCGATCAGAGCAGAGTAACTGATGTATTTACTCAGTTCAAAGGTCAATCCGGGGAATCTGTGAAAAATACTTTTATTAAGCCTAAGATGAAAGCATGGACGCAGGAAGTAACTGCGAAGTATCCAGTAACAGATGTTTTCGGTGATAAACGCCAGGAACTGAATGAAGCACTTGACGAATATCTTAAGCAGAAGTTTGAGCCATACGGAATTATTATTGATACAGTAAACTTTACTTCTATTTCCACCGATGATGAAACACAGGCTGCAATTCAGAAGAAGGTAAATGCACAGCAAGAATTAGAACTTGCTAACATTGAAGCTAAAACAGCCAAAGTACAAGCTGATAAAGATAAAGAAGTTGCACTGATTGCTGCTGAACAGGAAAAAGAAAAAGCATCTATCCAAGCGGAACAGGCAAAGATTGATGCAGAAGGAAAAGCAGAAGCAATTAAGATTAAAGCAGAAGCTGAAGCAGAAGCAAATAGAAAAATCGCAGAATCTCTTACTCCCGAACTGATTGAAAAACAGAAGATTGATAAATGGAATGGTGAAGTACCAAAGATTCAAGGAGGTAACACTTCTACCATCGTAGATACAAGAGACATGACAGCTGATGAGAATGTTAAATAATAAGTAAACCAGTCAAGAGAGCCACATGAGAGCCAGACTAAATCCTAAAAAGAAAGGAGGTCTGGCTCTATTTTTATGGGAAAAATTACAGAAGGTTCGCTTGAATGGTATCGGGCAGTACTGAATCAGATTATCAGTAGTGACATGACAATCTATCAGAATCAAAAAGATTGCCTTGATTTGCTCTTAAATATGAATATTGACCTTCCTTTCAGAAAGAACCAAGAAGCACGGAAAATGGCTATGAAAGTAAGTCAATACTCACATAACATAGCAGAGAAGTGTGCTGCATTAACTGGCAGTGGTGATTTTGATGATATCTACTGGCAGTATTTGTTGTTGGAAGCACCACATTTATTTGAAAGTTACTTGCTTTATATGGAAAAAAATAGACCAGACAGCAAGAAATTTTATATTCCACGAAGAAAAACACTACATGTGGTAGCCCAAGACCTACAAGATTTGGAAGAAAGAAAGATAGAGTTTTACGGTTTATCGCTTCCGAGCCGTGTTGGAAAATCCACTATGTGTATTTTCTTTATGTCATGGATAATGGGTAAAAGACCAAATAGCCATAGTGCCATGGGTGGTCATTCTGGAAAACTGGCAAAAGGATTTTACGGAGAACTTCTTAATCTCATTAATACACAGGAATACAACTATAGTGAAATTTTTCCACAGTCGAAACTTCAAAAACAGAGTGCTGATGATTTTGAAATAAACCTGGACAAGCCAGACCGATTTGCAACAATGACTTGCCGTGGTATTGAAGGTACTTGGACAGGTGCCGTTGACATTTCTTCCGATGGGTATTTGTACGTGGATGACCTTGTAAGAGATAGGCAACATTCATTAAGTCCTACCCGATTAGAAAACACATATCAAGAATATCTAAACAAGATGGTTGACCGTAAGATTGATGGTGCAAGAGAACTTATGGTTGGAACCAGATGGAATTTATATGACCCTCTTGGAAAAATAGAGAAGCTAAATCGGGATAATCCAATGTATCGGTTTAGAAAAATTCCAGCTTTGAACGATGATGGTGAATCCAATTTCGATTATGAGTATGGCGTTGGATTTTCAACAAAATATTATGTTGATATGAAAGCTAGGTTAGACGCTAACGAATGGGAAGCCAAATATCAGCAAAAGCCCTTCTTGCGTGAAGGAATTGTGTTTGCAGCTGACGAATTGAGATATTATAACGGCGTTCTCCCAGAAGGTGGATTTGTTAAAAATGTTTCTGCTTGCGATGTTGCGTGGGGTGGTGGCGATAGCTTATCAATGCCAGTAGGTGCAGAATACGAAAATGGAGATGTGTATATATATGACTGGATTTTTAGCACAGCGCCAAAAGAAGGAACATTGCCATTAGTTGTTGGAAGAATCATGGGAAATAATATTCAATCTATCAATTTTGAAGCAAATAATGGTGGAGATATGTATGCCTATTATGTAAATGAACGCTTGAAAGAACATAAATACGCTTGCAGCACGACAAGTACAAAAGCACCTTCAAAACAAGCAAAAAAAGAAAAAATAAATCAATATTCCGGGGATGTTAAGCAAAATTTTATATTTTTGGCTCCGAAATATCAAGATAAACAGTATCAAAAGGCTATGGATGAATTAACTACATTCGTCTATATTGGTGATAATGAACATGATGACGCTGCCGATGGAGTTACGCAGCTTGCAATAACGCTTGCCGGCAAAAGATTTGCAGAAGTAAAAGCAACCAAAAATTTTATGTGGGGAAGGAGATAGAGTATGATGACTACAGCTCAATATTTACGCCAGATTGAAAATTATGATAACAGAATCAAAAATAAGCTTATCGAAGAAGAACAGCTCAGTTCTCTTTCCACAAGTGTATCTGCAATTCCTGTTGGAGAAAAGGTACAAACTTCTGTAAAACGTGATCCGATGGGAGATATGATTGCGAAGATATTTGATCTGCGAGAAGAGATTTCAGAAATGATATCTGAATTTTTACAAAAAAGACAAGAAATAGTCCGAACCATAGAACAGGTTGAAGATCCATTACTATATGACATATTATTTAAGCACTATGTTGAGTACAAATCTTTGGTTCGCATTGCAGATGAGATGGGTTATTCAGAGATTCACATTAAAAAAAAGCATTTAAAAGCCATAGCAGAAATAAAAAAGATAAAAGGTTTCGAAAGATGATACCGAAGTATACTGAAAAATACTTTTAATATGTGTAGAATATAAAGTAGAGCATTGGATTAAAACATCCAGTGCTTTTTATTTTGCAGAAAGGATGGTTCGGCTCGTGAGAAATACAATGAATTTTGTAGATTTATGCCGAGGTGATTTCGGGCGAAAAGTAGCCTACACAGGCGTTGACCGAATCACTCCACAAAATGTAGTAAAAGTAGTATCAGATACAATTGGCATACATAATAGAAATCGAACATTGATTGATTACTTGTATCGGTACATGAAAGGTGATCAGCCGATATTGTATCGAAATAAAATAGTACGTCCAGAAGTTAATAACAGAGTGGTTGAAAATCACGCATTTGAAACTGTAAAATTTAAAGCTGGACAGATTTGCGGGGAACCAATCCAATATGTATGTAAAAAGAAAAATGCAGACAAAAAAATAAATGAGCAAGTTGATTTGCTGAATGATTATCTGGATGAAGCCAATGCAGATGCAAGAAACATCCAGAGAGCAATATACCAAAGTGCAACAGGAACTTCTTATAAGGCTATTCTGAAAGAAGAGGACTGGACAGAAAACGGAGATTTACCGCCGTTTAGAATCTTTATTCCGTATCCTGGTGATTGTTACATTGTATATTCGCAGAGGAACGGAAAACCAATGCTGTCCGTTCAGATTTTGAAGGATGAAGATGAGCAACAATACTACTTATGTTATTCAAAGAAACAGTTTTTCAAAATCACGAATGGAAAAGTAACCGAATATGGCATCAACGGTTTTGGAGGAATTCCTATTGTTGAATGCCCGAATAATCATGACAGGCTTTCAGATGTTGAAATTGCAATCACCTTATTTGATGCAATTAACAAATACCAGTCTGATAGATTAAATGGCGTTGAACAGTTTGTGCAAGCCTTTATGAAGTTCAAGAACTGCGAGGTAGATGAAAACGAGTTTTTGAAAATGGTAAAACTTGGTGCCATCTCTGTAAAAGATACTGGAAATGGCTGTCAGTCAGATGTTGAACTGATGACCGCTGAATTGAATCAATCAGAGAGCCAGGTTGCAAAGGATGATATCTACAATAACATGCTGATTGTGGAAGCAATGCCAAACCGCCAAAGCAATAGCGGAGGTGATACAGGAAATGCTGTATACCTTCGTAATGGATGGGACTTCGCAGAAAGAGATGCAAAATTGGTAGAAGCATTCACCAAGGAAGCTGAAAAGGAATCTGCTAGAATTATTCTGAATATTATCCGTGGTACATCAAATGATGTTAATATCTCAACCAGAGATTTTGATGTAAAGATAACCAGAAACCCAACAGACAATATGCTTGTAAAAGCACAGGCACTCGATTATCTGTTTAAAAATAAAATTCATCCGCTTATTGCACTGATTACTTGCGGTTTATTTAGTGATCCGCAGAAAGTCTACGAAATGAGTTTACCGTATCTGGGAACTATTTACCCGGAACTGGCAGACCCGGAAGCGGAAATGCAGAAAGCACAGCAATTACTTGACGGAAAGTTTCAAAATCCGTCCAAAACAGAACCAATGGCAAATTCTCCATCTAACGAAGAATGAACCAAATTTCGATTATTTAAGGAGTTTTAGAGAAATCTAAGGCTTCTTTTTTAATACCCAAAATCAAATAAATTGCAACAGCCCGTGAGCGTAAATCGGGTACAGACCATGTGCGGAGCGAACCGTGTTGAAAAAGCGTATTGGACTGGAAGAAAGGAGATTTCAATGACAAGAGAACAGGCAAAACAGGCACTTATCGGTATGGGAGTTGCAGAACCTTCCGAGGAACAGGTTTCTAAGCTTCTTGATTCTATTTCTGCTGAAACTAAGAAAGAGAAAGACAAAAATGTTTCTCTGAAGGAAAAAGCTGAAAAAGCAGATTCCCTGGAAAAAGAGTTGGAAGAGTTGAAAAAGCAGAACATGACCGAAGCAGAACGGCTAGAAGCTGAACGCAAGAAAGAAAAGGAAGCAGTGGATAAGGAGTTAGCTGATTTGAAAGCTGCGCTTGCAGAATCCAACAAAAAAGCCCTTACCAGTGAAATTACTTCTATGTTCGCAAATGCAGGACTTTCAACCGAAACTTACGCAAGTGCTATTAAAGCATATGCGTCCATGCCTTGTGAGAAATCTGAGGATGTAATGAAAGAAGTTGAAACTTTTGTCAAGGGAGTTTCCGAAGCAAATAAAACAGCACTTGATACCGCAAAAGCAGCCTGGGAGAAAGAAGCATTGGAAAATACTCCGAATCCGGGTGGTGGTAATGGCGGTAGAGGAAAAGAAGAAAAAAGTGGTGCTGCAAAATATGCAGCTGAACGTTCAAAACAATTAAGCGGTTCCGAAAAAACAGAACTTGGAGGAAACGCCCCAATTAATTTTTAAAAAAGGAGAATTAAGTTATGGCATTTAACAAAGTTATTGAATACGGTACAACCCCCAATTTTCTTGAATCTGCGGAAGGACTTATTTTAAAGACTTTTACAGCAGAGCAGACAAATGCGGTGGAAGTTGGTGGAAGAAAAATCATTAAGGCTGGTTCAGTTTTCCCCAAAAATGAAACAGGCGCAAAAGGGATTGTATACGAAGAAGTTGATATGACAGACGATGAAAAACGTCCGATTTCTGTAATCGTTGCAGGACGAGTTTTTGAAAACAGACTTCCAGTAGCAGTTGATTCTACCGCAAAAACAGAACTCCAAGAGCTTGATAAGCCTTTTGGAATTGCGTTTTTAACAGAACCAGAAGTTGAATTTTAAGGAGGTATTCCACAATGAATTATAACGTATTGACCAGTATTACACTGGAAGAGAGAATTAACTATTCACAGAATTATGCAGTTAAACGTCCGGGAGCACTTGACGTTATCTTCCCGGATGTAAAAACCCAATTTATGAAAGCAAAATACTACAGACTTATGAGCGGGCAGCAACTTCCTAGAGTTGCTTATGTTCATGCGCTTGATACAGAGGCAAGAATTGGAGAGAGACCAAGCTTTGAGAAGGTACTGACCGAAAAACTTTTCATTAAAGAGAAAATGAATCAGTCAGAATCTCTTCGCATGGCTATTGAAAACGGCGTCCCGGACGATCAGTCTCTTACCGAATTTGTGTTTGACGATGTAAGTAATTCATTTGAAGCAGTTCTGGCAAGAACAAAAGTTATGAAAGGGCAGATCATGGGAACTGGTTCTCTTAAAATCCATGAGAACAATGTAGATCTTCCAATTGATCTTGGCGTTCCGTCAGAAGCAAAAATCACCCTTACTGACTGGTCTAAGCCGGATTCTGATATTATGGGCGATATTCAAAAGATGATTGATGTTGCACAAGAAAAGGGATTTGTTGTTAATAAAGCCCTCACTTCCTTAAAAATGATTAATTATATGAGAAACAACACCGCTATGCAAACCGCTGTTCTTGGTGCGGCTAACAAACGTCTTCTGACCAAACAGGAACTTGCAAACCTTCTTATGCAGGAATATGAGATTACCGTAGATCGCTGCGATGAAAAATATCGTTACAGAAAAGATGGAGCATGGAAAACTGGACGTTTCTTTAAAGAAAACGTATTTACCCTGTATGAAGCTAACCCGGATGGTTCTTTCGGTACTGGACTTTGGGGGCCAACACCAGAGGAAGAGGAAGCAAGAGCTTTTACCACACAGCAAAACAGAATGTTTATTACTCTGTCCATGTGGGCTACACAGGATCCGGTTACTACTTGGACAAAAGCTTCTGGAATGTTCATTCCGGTCGCACCAAAAGCTAACGGTGGTATCGTGATCGGTACCAAGGTGGGGGAATAACCGGGCATAGTCTCGATGAAAACAGCCAGTCACCATCTGTAGCGAGTGTTTATGATGAATCAACACATAAGTATACAGAAAGCGAGTTGTCTAATATGACTGTATCACAGTTGAGACAACTTGCTAGTGATAACGGCTATGCCCTGACAGCAACTAATAAGGCTGGAATAATATCAGAGATTTTATCTCAGCAAAGGTAGGTGATTAAATGGACGAACAGCTTATAGAAGATTTGACAAATTATCTTGAAGATGATGCAGAAACAGCGAGGATGATTCCTCTTTCAGCAGAGAGGGCTATTCGTTCATTTAAGAAGAAAAGGAATTATCCTACATCTTACAGTGATGAGAAAATAAATTCCGATATGGAGAAATGCTATGATTGCATATTTGATTTGGCTCTTTTCTTTCTAGTAAAGCAGGGAGCTGAGTTTCAAGGATCACATTCCGAATCCTCTGTGAATAGAAGCTGGGATTCCGAAACTGAAATCTATGTAAATCATGGAGTTTTTCCATTTATCGGATTCTAAGATGGTGTGTGCGTGATACGTCAATCCTCCCACGTATCGCAGGGGTGCTTCAAATTAGGTGGGTAGAAGCAATATCTTAAAAATGGGAGTGATGGAAAGGAATAGCGATGGGATGTGAACACGAGTGTATCAACGAACACCGCTTAAAAGAATTGGAAAGTGCCGTCCATGAGATGAAAGAAAAGCATTCCAAAAGGGATGGAGTTTTTTTTGAACGTATCAATGCGCTGGAACAGAAAATTGCTTTATACAACAACGATCTGGGACACATCAAAGATACAGTTGACGAAATGAACGACAATTTAAAATCACTTATGGAAAAGCCAGGAAAGTTACAGGACAAAATAATTGCTTATGTCATAACTGGCATAATTGGTATTGTTTTAGGCTTTGCCCTAAAAGGCATTTTCCCGGTGTAAATATTGATTCCACTAACAGGGAGGACAGTGGAATGGATGATTATAAAGACTTTTCAGAAGATGAAAGAATCTTCTATTTGCGTGAAGCTGGATTTGATTCCAGAGAAAAGGAGTTATTCCGATTGCGTGTTTATGAAGAAAAAACGCTTGCAGAAGCTTCAGAAATCATGGGGTACAGTACAAGAACAGTAGACCGCATAAACAGAAAATTAAAGAAGAAAATTATGAAAGTCGCCCCGATGTATTGTCGGGGCTTTTCTTTGTATTCATAAAACGTGGCGTATTTATGGCGTTATCGTGGCGTGTTAATCAACCTCTTATTATTGTAAAATATAGTTATAAAAACAAGGGAGGTTTGAGATATGCAGTATGGTAATCCGTATTTTGCGCAACCATTTCAACAAATACAGCCGTATCAAGATAGATTAGCACAATTGCAGAATAGTTATCAGCAGGCAATGCCATACGGACAGGCACAAATTCAACAACCAATGCCACAAGTACCACAAATTCCCATGTTACAAGGGCAGATGGTAGATGGCATTGATACTGTAAAGGCAAAAGACGTAGATATGTCTGGAAACCCTGTTTATTATCCAAAAACAGATGGAACAGAAATATATAGAAAACAATTACAGGCAGATGGAAGAAGTAGAATTTTTGTTTACCGACTTATAAATCCGGAAGAACAACAGCAACCAAAGGCAGAAGAAAAACCGATTGACATAGAAGCTATGTTTAATCAGCTTCGAAACGATGTTTGTTCTGAGATTTCCGAAATAAAGAGTATGTTTCCGACACAAATGTCGGGAACACCGGAACCCAAGCAGAATGGAGGTAAACAGAGATGATGAATCCAATGCAACTTATGCAGATGATACGTGGTGGAGGGAATCCTCAACAAGCCATAATCAATATGATGAAACAACAGTCTGGAAATAATCCTGTAATTGACAATGCAATTAACATGATGGAAAAAGGTGATAATGCAGGAATTGAAAAACTTGCAAGAAATCTTTGCCAAGAAAAAGGGATTAATCCTGATGATATGTTATCGCAGGTTAAGAATCAGTTTGGAATAAAATAAATTCGCTACAATAATTAAAAGAGCCGCGGTCTTTTGATTTTGTATAAATTACAAAAATCAATAAGGAGGTAATCGCTATGATGAATGGTGGATTATCAGCAAGCGATGTCGCTGTATTAAGCGGCTCTAATAACCGTGCAGATGAAGGCTATGGCTTTGGCGGTGGCTGGGCATGGTGGATTATAATATTGCTTATCTTTGGCTGGGGCGGTTTCGGCGGCTTTGGTGGCTGGGGTGGCAATGGTACAAATGGTGCCGGCTTCCAAGGATGGGCTACCCGTTCAGATATTAATGAGGAATTCGCCCTTAATGATATTCAAAATGGTATCAGAGGTATTCAGCAGGGTATCTGTGACAGCACATATTCTCTTAACAATACCATGCAGAGTGGCTTTAATGGTATGAATGTCGGAATGCTTCAAGGCTTCAACGGCGTTCAGCAGGCAATCAATGCTGATACTGTAGCCGGTATGCAGAATACCAATGCATTACAGTCTCAGTTAGCAAATTGTTGCTGCGAAACAAGAGAAGCAATCCAGGGCATCAATTATAACCTTGCCACTAACACTTGTGCTCTCCAGAACACAATGAACAACAACACCAGAGATCTTCTGGAAAACCAGAACAGCAACACAAGAGCAATCCTTGACTTCCTGACTAACGATAAGATTGCAACATTACAGGCAGAGAACTCTGATCTGAAACGTGCTGCATCCCAGGATCGCCAGTCTGCATTGCTTACAACAGAGATGTACGCACAGGCTCAGAGATTAATCAATGCAATCAACCCGGCTCCGATTCCTGCATTCCAGGTTCCAGCTCCATATGCATACGCAGGATGTAATACATATGGTAACGGTTGTTGCTAAGTAACTCACCCTTAGAGGTTGACTAAATTCTAAGAGGTGGGTTGCGGCTCACCTCTTATTTTGATTGAGAGGTAGAAATATGAGTTGTAAAAATGTTTGTAAGCTCTGCAACCGTCTTGTAATAAGCCAAGCTGTTGCGTTTACAGGAGGTAATCTTGTAATCACACTCCCAGCAGGCAGTTACAACAATGGAGAGAAATATTGTATTGTTGTTGCACAAAGTATACCAGAAGCCACTACAATTACTGCTCCGGTAATGATTCAGATAGGAACAGGAACAACTTTGTATCCGCTAGAAAATCGTTGCTGTGCACAGATTACGGCTTGTGGAATAAGAACCAGAACGAAGTACGCAACCAGAGTAGCTACAAGTGCAACTGGCGGAGTATTCAAGATGTTAGGAAATCCGGCTTGTAGTCCGAGCAACAATTTGAAAGCAATTAATGGTACAGCCCCAACGACAGAAGCACCTGTTACGCAGGCTGTTAGAAAGGGGGCACTGTAATGCATAAAGTTGCAATGGAAATGGGAAAATGGGCTATGGAAAAAGCCAAAACACATGGCTTTGATAATCTCAGTGCTCAAGATTGGGACGATCTGAAAGACTGCATGGAAGCAGTAAAATGTGCGATTTGCGCTGATAAAGATTATCGCATTGTGGAAGCTATGGATGAATGCGAACAGGAAGAAAAGTATCTTGGACGCATGGGATATGACCGTTACCGCTATTCAAATGGGCGTTTCGCTCCAAAAGGTAGGGGAACCAGAAAAGGTTATAGGCCATATCTGTACATGGAAGACGATGACTGGATGGACGAGTATTTAAACAATCCAGAGTTTGAACGTAATATGTACCGCATGGGATATCATCCAGATCGTAGTGATATGGAAAATGATGGTATGAATATGAATTGGAAGAAGTCCAGATATGGCGAATCCTATGATAGATACGATGAGAATCGTAGGCATTATCATGATTCCAAAGACACGGAATCCAAAAGAAAAATGGATGATTCCATGAAGGAGTACACATCTGATATTATCCGTAATCTCACGGAAATGTGGTCTGATGCAGATGCAACGCTCAGACAGTCAATGAAAACTGACCTGACCAGACTTGTACAGCAGATGAACTAGAGCAATAAATGAATTAAGTCCTTGTCGCAAATTAATGCGGCAGGGGCTTTTTTCGTAGAAAGGATGGTGAGAAACCATGCTGAAACAATTCTATATGAATGGGGACTTATGGAGAGTGCGCTTTGTTTCTCCCAATGATAATGTTTTGATTGACCGTACAGGGCAAAGGACACTTGCTGTATCTGATTACTCTACAATGACAATTTCAATTGCAAGCAACTTGCATGGAGAACTTCTGAACCGTGTATTTATCCACGAATTAGGGCATTGCGTGATGTTCAGCTATGGTCTACTGCCAGAGCTTCACCGTATGATTGAGAAACGATATTGGGTGGACGCAGAGGAATTTGTATGCAATATTCTGGCAGACTACGGCCATTTCGTGATTGGTACGGCCAGAGATATTTTGGGAAACCAATTCACATATGTAGCCCCTGTTAGAGCAGAAAGGATGATTGCATGAGAGGATTAGTCCGTCAAAAGCAAAAGGTATATTGGTCACGAATATCTGAGAAAACACAAGGATTAGACCGTATTAAAGTTTATGAGAAACCAGTTTTATACTCTTTTTCCGTATCATCCACTGCTGGAACGCCGGAAGAAATTGCAGCCGGAATAGTGCCAGATTACGACAGGTATATTACAAGCTTTAATCGAAATTTTCATCCACAGGAAGCGGACATATTTTGGATAGATAGAATCCCACAAATAAGCGAGGATGGAAACCTTATTTTGAACAAAGATGGAGAACCCACAGTATTGCCAGACTACACACTAAAGAAGATTTTAGACACACAAAAAGGCAATATTGCCAGATACGGAATTTCCAAGAGAGGAAATGAGGATGGGTAAGACAATAAAGTGTACCTTATCGCAGAAATCAATCCAAAAAGCTATTAATGAAATAAGAAATTATCAAAATTCTTTAAGGAACAAAAATGAAATTTTCATAAAAAGATTATGTGAATTAGGGATTCCAGTTATTGACCAAAATATTTTGGCAGCACAAGGCGATTCCGATAAGAGCCATAATACTTATATCAAAATTAACAGTTTTGGAGATTATGCGGAAGCACACTTAATATGTGAAGGAATAAACCTTTTATTTATAGAATTCGGCGCAGGTATTCACTACAATGGTTCAGCCGGTTCCAGTCCACATCCAAAAGGAGAAGAATTTGGTTATACAATCGGTTCTTACGGACAGGGAAAAGGAAAGAATGAATCGTGGGTTTATTATGCCGATTCTGGCGAATGGGTACGTTCTTACGGTACAGAAGCTACAATGCCAATGTATAAAGCCAGTGTAGAAATCATTCAGAATATCCGCAAAATTGCCAAAGAGGTGTTCTCTTCTTAAAGAAGATACCATAATATACTGAATGATACTAAACAATTATGTTATCATTACAGTGTTAAATTGTAGTATAAAATGCAATGCGTTCACTATAAAGGTGAGTGCATTTTTTTATTGTGAGGTGACAGATATGCCAGACACAATAGAATCTCCTGTATTAGAAGTTTTTTCAAGATGGGGAGCGGCTGTTTCTAAGATTACTGGCGCAGACAATTATTCCATGGATGGCAGTGAAACAAATGCTTCCGGTAAAAAAGCATATGCACAGCTTTATATGCTTGGGAATCCAATTACAAGAGGTGACCTTGAAGGGGATGAATGCGCAACAATGCCATCGTTTCAAGTAAATTGCTTCACATCTGGGAGCAAAGCACTAACCAGAGTGTATGAATTGGACAAGATAAGTCACAAAGCTATGGTGAGCATGGGATTCCGTCGTACATATGGCCCGGAACCTATGTTTTTTGGTGACAGCGGAATCAAAAAGCTTGTGAGCCGATACAGCCGAATATATACAGGAACTTTATTAGATTAGGAGCAGAAATGCTTCTATTTTTTTACCCAAAAATATGAAAGGAGAATGCCAAATGAAAGCAGATAAATTACTTTGGCTGAAAGCAGCAGGAATTAGAGCTGTAAAAACAGTCGCACAAACAGCAATAGCAACCATCGGAACCGCAACTGTAATTGGCAGTGTTGACTGGAAAATGGTTTTATCCGCGTCTTTACTTTCCGGCTTTTTATCACTGCTTACATCTGTAGCAGGATTACCAGAACTGAAAACAGACAAAGAAGAGTAGAAAGGCGGTGATCCGCTATCTCCCGGCACAGGGTTACGTGCATAAAGCTTAAATTAAAGAAAGGGGCCTATTAAAATGACAGATTTAACAACACTTGGCGTAACTTTCCACTATGCCGTAGAAACAGAGAAAGGAACAAAGCCAACTACATTTACTCAATTAAAAAGATGTAGCTCAATTGGTGGAATAAGTCTTGACACTGAACAGATTGATGTTTCCGCATTGGAAGATTACTTCACGCAATATGCGGCAGGAAGGCAGGATACTGGTGGCTCATGGGAAGTTACTTTTAACATGAACGCCGACGTTATAACCGCAATCGAAAAACTTTTTAAAGACTCTAAAGATGCAAAAGCTAAAAGTCTTTCAACCTGGTTCGAAGTTGCGTTCCCAGATCTCGAAAAAGCATTTTTCATTGTTGCTGAACCAGGACGAGCAATTCCGCTTCCGGAAATCGGTCAAAATGAAGCTGCGACCATCCCGATATCATTAATCATAAATGATTACAAAGGACTCGATACAAAGGTTGTAACTACATCAGAATTATAAAAAATAATGGGAGGATTATAAAATGGTAACTTTTAATGTACATGGAAAAGAATATAAGGTTGTATTCGGATACGGACTTCTTACAAAAACAGATGTGCTGGACAAGGTACAGGGGATTACAGATGGAAAAGAGAGAAGCCTTCAGAAGATGATTTCTCTTCTTCCAGAACTGCTTCTTGCCGGACTTCAAAAGAAGCACAAGGAAGAGTTTGGGTATGAAAGTGATTCTGAAAAAGAAGCTGTTCTTGATAAAGTCTGTGACCTTTTGGATGATTACGAAGATGAAGGAACCGAGGAAAATCCTAAAAGCGGATTTGATTTATACCAACTTCTTGATAAAGAATTGGAGAAAAATGGTTTTTTATCCGGTCTGCTGAATGCAGTAGCAGAAGCACAGGCAGTGGAGAAGAATGCAACGAAGATTCCACAGGATCACAAAAAGAAAAATTAACTTTTCGAGAAGCTGTTTACCAAGAGATTCTTCCTTTATACCTCTCTATTGGTGTATCTAAAGAAGAATTTATGGATTCCACCCCAACAGAGTTAAAGCCTTATCTCGAAGCTGAAAAGATACGCCAAAAGAGAAAAGATGCCGAACTCTGGCAAGCTGGCATTTATGAAACATCAGCCACATTCACAGCTGTTGCAAATGCTTTAATGGGAAAAAAATCCAAGGCAGAGTACTTGAAGAAACCTTTACTGGAATCAGCAGAGGAAGAAAAGCGTAAACAGGAAGGTATACTTTCCGAAGAAGAAAAGAAAAAACAGAGAAACGCACTTTTGGCAAGCTTGCAACTCATGCAGGCGAACTTTGAGCTTAACCATGAAAAGGGCAGTCAGGATGAATAAGTCTTGTCTGCCCTTTATTTTTTTGTAAAAAAAAGGAGGGATAAATAGAATGGCTGACAATACCATTGATACCCTTGATATACAAATTAGCAGTAGTACAGAAAAAGCAGTACGTGCGCTGACTAATCTTTCAAATAAACTCACAAAAGTTAATTCCGCATTAAGCGGAGTTAATACAAATGGATTACGTAGTTATGCAAGGGAACTTGGAAGGGTTACGTCTGCCTTTAATTCTCTAGGAAATGTCCGTACTTCTGGGCTTGATAGTGCTATTTCAAAATTAAACACACTTAGTAAAATCAACCTTAGCAATCTTCAGAATCAAAAGATTAGTATTGATTTGGATATCAAGGGTGGAGATCAAACACAAAAACTGCAATACGCCATTGATAAAACAGTACGTGATATTAAAATTGATACCTCTTCCATTTCAAAGCAATTAATTGAAGCATTTAACTTAAAAGGCGGTGCTGCTTCAAAAGTTCGTTCTCAAATGAACGAACTTGCAAAGGAAATGGCACAGTCTTTTGACGGAAAAGAAATCTCTGGAAATGTTGGAAGCATTGTTGAAGAAATTGGAAATACGATTCTCAAAAGCGGAAGTGTAGTAAAAGCTAATCTTGGAAGCTACTTAGATGGAGCAGAACAAGAATGGATTGATTTCAATAATTACTTCAAAAACAAGAAAATCTATGTTTCCGATATGCTAAAAGCCGACCTTGGTAAAGGCGAATTTTCTGAGATTCTGAAAAACAATCTGAATAAGGTTGTTACAGATGCAACCAAAGGCATTACACTTGACAAATCCTGGCAAGAATTAGCAGATAGATTCCCAACTCTTGTACCAAGAGATACTATAAATGCAGCAGATCAGCTGATTACCATACTTGAAAATATCAAAAAAGTTAGAGAATCAATAAAGCCAGTATCAATAGAATCGCTTTATGGAGAAAACGCTTCAAAAGCATCGGACAAAGTGTGGGGAATGGCTGTCGATTCCACTCAGCAGCTCGCTGAACAGGTAAAAACAAGACTTAATGACGCATTAAAAGGTACGGACGGTCAGCTCCCTATTGATGTAAAAATCAATACGGATAAGATAACAATGGATATTCAGAAGGCAATCAATAAAGTTGCTGAACTGAAATATAACGCTGTAAAAGTCACTCTGGATGTAGATACTACAGGAATTAAAGATGTAGTTACCGGAAAACTTAAAGAAATTGATGCAGGACAGATGACAAGCATTGCCGATGGAATGAAACAGTTTTCAGATTCTTTAAGAGCCATGGGAAATGTTAATTATAAAGCTTCCGGTTTGAACGCAATCATTAATTCCATTAGCAGATTTAGCCAGGTAGATATTAGTAATTTTAATTCTATGAAACTTGGCGAGATAATCACTCAGTTATCTGGATTATCGGCAATACCGGATGTATCTGCAAGTGTTAATCGTTTTGTTAATTCAATGGCTAGACTAGCCAATTCCGGCGAATATATTGCAAATGTATCGACTGAATTACCTGCATTGGGAAGTAGCTTGAAATTTATCACAGAAAGCTTTATTGGTGTTGATGGAATTTCAGATTCCGTAAATAGGTTTGTTCAGTCAATTGCACAATTGGCAAGTGCTGGCGGTAAAATTTCTCAATCTTCTGGACAACTTGGAACACTAGCAAATGAAGTATTGTCATTCTTCAATGTAATGAAAACCGCACCAAAAATCAACGAAAACACAGTAAGAATGACAGAAGCTTTGGCACAGTTAGCTACTGCAAGTGGGAAAATAAATAAAGCCACAAATTCTCTTACGAATTCATTTTCGAGATTATCAAATGCCGCAAATGGACTTGGAAATGCAGGAAGAAAATTAGCTTCCATGATTGGCTCTGCAAGCTCTGCACTAGCTAATTTTGGAAATACCGCAACTGTAACCACAAGAAAGACTGGCTCATTAACTTCACAGCTTGCTAGTTTATATGCAAAATTTTTTACTGTGACAAGAGGAATTAAAGCACTTTGGAATTCTGTAAAGTCTGCATCTGATTATGTTGAAACATTGAACTATTTCAATTCTGCGTTCGAACAAGTTACAGACGGATTGGACGTGAGCAAGTGGCAGAATGCAGGAGTAAAATCCGCAGAGGAATATGTGGGTTCTTTTGAAAAACGTGCAAAAGAACTGACAAAAAAAATGACTGGATTTGAAGTATCAGATGCAGGTGATCTGACTAGAACAAAAGGCACGAGCCTCGGACTTGATCCGAACCAAACGATGAATTATCAAGCCACCTATGCTCAGATGGCATCATCTATGGGGGCAACAGCAGATGCATCAACTAAGGTTTCACAAGCTTTAACAGAAATCGGGGCAGACCTTGCTTCTGTAAAGAACCTTGAGTTCAACAATGTATGGAATGATATGGCATCCGGAATAGCCGGAATGAGCCGGGCTCTTGACAAGTACGGCATTAATATCCGTGTGGCAAATTTACAACAGGAACTTTATAATCTTGGAATTGACGCTACTGTATCAAGTTTAAGTCAATCGGACAAGGCTATTCTGAGAACTATAACAATCTTGAATAGTTCAAAGTATGCATGGGGTGACCTGGCTAATACGATAAATCAGCCGGCAAACCAATTAAGATTACTGCAATCTAATTTTTCGGCACTTTCAAGAACTATCGGTTCATTATTCATTCCAATTATCTCAAAGATTCTTCCATATATGAACGCCTTTGTTATTGCAATTCAGAGAGCTTTTTCGTGGATTGGAAGACTTTTAGGCATCAAAATGTCCGACTATGTTGCCTCAACAGGAAGTGCCGCAGTTGATATGGGAAGTATTGCAGATAGTACAGAAGATGCAGCTTCCGGGCTTGACAAAACAAATGACAATGCGAAGAAATTACAAAAAAGTCTTTCTGTGCTTTCATTTGATGAATTAAATCAATTAAATGATGCAAAAGTTAGCAATTCTTCCAGTTCTTCCGGAAGTGGAGGCGGTGGGAGTACACACCTTCCAGAATTGGATGCTGCATTAGATAAAGCCCTATCAGAGTATCAAGCTGCATGGGATAAAGCTTTTGAAGAAATGAATAATAAGGCAAATGATACCGCTGATCAGATTGTAGCTGTATTTAAGAAAATTCGTAAAGCAGCTAAACCAACCACAGAATCAATCAAGAAACTGTACAGTGAAGGTCTTAGCAAGCTTGGAAACTTCTCTATTACAGCTCTGAAAGATTTGTGGAATAATTATCTGAAACCAATTGGATTATGGATGTTATCTGATAATTCCGGGCTTCCACGGTTCTTTAATATTACGAATGATTTACTGAATAAAATCAATTGGGGTAAACTGAATAGCTCGCTTTCCAGTTTCTTTACAATGCTTCAAAAGCCAACAAAATTTGTTTGGACTGGTCTCATGGATTTCTATGAGAAATTCTTAGTGCCGGTAGGTACATGGACAATGAATAGTGCAATCCCGGAACTTGTTGACGCATTAACAAATTTCGGAAACAACATTCACTGGAACGAACTTAATTCGGCATTGAAAAACTTCTGGGATGCACTTGCGCCATTTGCACAAAATGTTGGACAGGGAATTGTTGACTTCTTCAAAGATTTGCTCGATGTTGGAGAAAATTTCATCAATACAACGCTTCCTGTAGGCTTGAACTCAATTGCCGATGCAATAAAGAATATCAGCCCGGAAACTGCACAGGCAATTGGAAAAGGACTTGGACAAATCTCCATTGCAATCCTTGGATTCAAAGGATTAACCTTTATTGGTGGAATCATCGGAAAAGACAGCCCATTAGGAAAAGGACTTGCTTTATTGGCAAAACATCCTTATGCAGCAATGGCACTTGGCATCGGTGGAATCGTACTTGCACTTGATAATTTCGGAGTTATTGATGTTGACTGGGAGTGGATTTGGAGTAGCATTGACCGTGTAAAAACCTCAATACAGAATTTTATTGATAAGGTTGATTGGAATGCTATTGGAACTGCTCTTGGAAATTTATGGTCTGCATTCCAACCATTCGCAGAGGGATTTGCAGATGCGTTGATTACCGGACTTGAAGGAATAATTAATATCGGAGCGGACTTAATTAATGGTATTGCAAATGCTATTAATTGGCTGGCTGAAAAATTAAGTGGAGTTGATCCAGAATTTATAAAACAAGTTGGTGCTGCATTCGGAACATTGTTTGCAATCAAAATAGCCAAGGATATTGCCACCAAAATCTTTTCCTTTGCAAGTGGAATCGGTTCATTAGCTTCAAAACTTTTAAATTTCCCACTTGATACCGCATCTTCTCTTTCTACTATCATCGGTGATATTGGTGGAGCAGCGGAAACGGCGGCTACAGGTGGATTATCTTCATTTTCTTCAACGCTTGGTACTATATTTGGAACCGCTGGGATTGTATTTGTTGCAACGGCATTATCTGTTAAACTTGCTAAAGGAATTGCAAGTATTACAGAAGCTGCGCAAGGTGGAAATGGAATTCTATCACAAACAGGTGGTTATCTCCATGATTATACAGGTGAGATGGAAAGTGCTCATAAGATAACGCAAGATCAAGCAGAAGAGCTTTGGAAGTTAATTGAAGCAGATGAAAGTGCCGGAAAATCAAATTCTGAAATGTACGATAGTTTCATTCAGAAACTTGGAGAATTCGGCGTATCAACCGAAGATGCAAAAAAAATTCTCGAGAAATATGGCGCACAGGCGGGCGTATCAACTGGATTTTTGGAAGATATGACTGACAAAGCTGTAGCCCTTGGAGATGGTGTATCTGAATCAGCAGGAAAATTTGATACAACCAAAATCAGTATATCTGATTTGAAAGACGAACTTTATCTTTTAAGTCTTAGTTCCGAGCAATTTAGTGGAGACTACTTAACTGCTAAAGATGCTCTTGATAGTGCAATATCTGGAAGAACATATGCTAATACAGAAGAAGCATTAGATGCAGTTTATACGTCATTAAAAAATGCTGGCGTTCCGTTAGATGAATTAGATGAAAAACTCAGAAAAGATTTTCCAGATGCAGTTGTCACAATGGAAACAAGTGCAAAGAATTCTTTCAATGGAATGAATACATCTGTGAAAACAGCAGTGGGAGGTATTACTACCGCTGTTGCAAATGCTTCTAGCTCCGTATCATCCAAGACAAAAACTGGCTTTGGTCTCGCCAATACTGCCGTAAGCACTGCAATGGCTGGGATGAAAAAAAGCACAGAAAGCACAATGCCTTCTATTTGGTCAAAGATAAAGAACACAAATGATGATGTTGAAACCAACTCTAAAACAAACTGGGGAAATTCCGCAAGCGCTGTATCGACAGCGCTCGGAACCATGGACACCGATACAAAAGATGTAATGGGTAAGGTTATGACAACCATCCAAAGTTATTGGTCTTCTGTTCTTATCAATACAAACCAGATTTGGGAAAAGGCTTCTGGTAAAGTTGACACGGAAACTGGGAAAATGAAATCTTATACAGAAACCAATTTGTCTGGGATTTCGGATAAAATTAAAAGGCTATTTAATGTTAATCTTACATCAATTGGTCGGGAAACTGCTCAATCATTCGCTGATGGCATGAAACAAGTACACTTACCAACTCTGACTTATTATATTTCAGAGTGGAGAAAACATGATCTTGGCGGTGGAAGAACCAGTTCTACACCAGTTTACAAGCCTAATTGGTACGCCAAAGGTGGTCTTTTCAATGGCGCACAGGTAATTGGCATCGGTGAAGCTGGTTCTGAAGCCGTTCTTCCGTTGGAAAATCCACGAACCATGAAGAAGATTGCAGACAGCATTGTTTCCAGTTCGGACGGAAGCATGGGACTTACAAAAGAGGAAATGGCAAAAGCAGTAGCCCAGGGAGTTGCAATGGCAATGAGTATGAACAGCGGAAACAAGAATCCGCAGTACATTATGAACAGTATTATTCTGGACGGAAGTGAGATTGCGAAAGCAGTAACAAAAGCCCAAAATGATACGGATAGCCGCTTCAAACCGTCCCCAGCATATTGATTTTTGACTGATTGTGTGGTATAATTTCTTCAATGAAGAAGTACACACGGTCTTGATTTTTGAGCCGCTAAGAAGAAATTAATATTTCTCGATTTTGAGGAATTTTTATCTTACTTGGCGGCTCTTTTTTATTTTAACCGTTAATTTTGGTAAAACCAACAGGCTAGACCGATCATCGAAAAGCGGAAATGCCTTGCCGCCTGCCTGTTGATTTACATACAGTTCAAGGCACTCTTTTATACGAAAGGCAGGTATCAATCTATGGCAAGAAAACCACTTAGCAAGAAAATCAGATTTGAAGTATTCAAAAGAGACAAATTCACATGTCAATACTGTGGAAGAATGTCACCAGACGTAATTTTGGAAGTAGACCATATTGAGCCAGTAGCAGAGGGCGGGGATAATGAGATTACAAATTTAATTACTTCGTGCCGCGACTGCAATAGAGGGAAGGGCAAAACTAGAATTTTAGATTCCAAAGCAATATCGTTTCAACAGGAAGCATTAAAAGATCTTGCAGAGAAAAAAGAACAGTTGGAAATGATTGCTGAATGGAAGAAAGAGCTACTTGATTATGATAATATGGCAGTAAACATGCTAACGGAATATTTTGAACAATTGACAGGGTGTGATGTAAACGATAACGGACGTAAGGAAATAGGAATATGGTTAAAAAGATTTTCAGCAGATAAAATTATGGAAGCAATGGAAAAATCCGTAAAATCATATTGTAAAGAATTTTCATACGATGAAATTGTAATGGCATTTTCAAAAATACCAGGAGTGTGTATTAATCACTCAAAGGGGGATAATAAGTCAAATTATTATTTCAATTATATCAAGAAAGTTTTAACATCACGAGGAATAGAGTTTAATCCGAAACTTTTAAAATATTATGTTGAAACATATTTAATCACAGAAGAAGATTTTGCGGAGGAAAAGAAAAATAAACGGTATTTGAAGATATTTGTCAAATATCCAAGCGTTAAATTTGATAAGGATAAATTTGCACAAAACTATATGATGGATAAATGTTTTGTAGGAATACTAGATATTGACGGCGAAAAGAGCATAAAAAATATTAAATATGGGCTTGATTTAGAAAATAATGGATATTTCTTTTCTGAAAGATATTCGCCGCAAAATAGAGTTAGCTTAATTCCGTACCTTAATGGTTTCACAGAATTGCTAAGAGAATATTACAGGGAATACTATCAAACATACAATGAACCTCACCCAGTTTTAACTACCGAACAAGGATTAAGACTTTTAAATCATTATGCGTCAAATAAATATTGGTCAAATTGTGTTACTAGAGAAGACTATGGTAATATGTTTTCAATGCTTAAATTAGGCAAAGAATATGATGAAAAAGTGCAAATGCCAGAAGCTATGTTTTCCTGTGGAGGGACTATTTGCGCCGAAAAATGTGCAGAATATGAAAGCGAGGAAAGAAAAAAGCATGATTTTAGACCTTAAAATAAATTAATTTTTTTAGACGCACAAAAGACGCATAGTAGACGCACTCAGATTAAGGTTTAGATAAAGGTTTAGATTAAGATATAGATTAAGATATAGATTTAGATATAGATTTAGATTAAGAAAAAGAGAAAGAATTATATTTTGAATAATATCTAACGATATTATTATGTCAGATAAATCTGACGCAGAATGAGAAAAGGGAGGACACACTATGATATTTTGGCTATCAATAATCATTTTTGCAGTCGGCGTTGTTATTCTGATTGCAAATAGAATAGGAGAATCTTTAAGCTACGAATATGAGTATTCGAATGTGAGCGCAACCGTGCTTGTTTTGGGCGTAGCAGTGGCTTTTATCGGTGCGGTATATCTTTTGATCGCTGGATTGCTTTTAGCAATAAGCCAGACTACGGTTACCGCCACCAGACAGGCAAATGCCGAGAAATACAAAGCATTGACTTACAAACTGGAAAGTGAAGCTTGCCGAGATCAATTCGGACTTCTCAACAAAGAAATTATTGACGAGGTACAGAGATGGAATGTAAAAGTAACTTACTACAAAGCAATGGAAGATAACTTTTGGGTTGGAATCTATTACCCAGATGTGTACGGTGATCTGGGGACGATTGATTATGAGACATATGAGGGAGGACAAAAACCATGAAAAGAATCAAAACACTACTGGCGATAATTACCTTTATTTGCGTTATCACAGGGCTAACAGGCTGTGCAGCGAATGACGATTACATGAATGACGTGAAAGGAAATCTTTCTGGAAACAGTTACACAATCTATACCTACGACAACTACGGTCAAAAGGTTATGACTACCACTGGGGACAAGATCAACATTGCCGGGAATAAAACCAAATCCAAGGGCTACGATAGTGAGGGTAACGAAACAACCAGCTATGACGTATCTTCCGTTATTACAATTCTGATTGACGGTAAAGAAATTGAAAGCTGTGGTGATACTTGTATTTTTGAGCAAAAAGGATTGGAGCCGGAGGTTGATTTTACCCAGGAAGATATTACCAGCCATTCAACCGGGAAGATTTCAGAGAATGCATACATAGCCGGGATTGTGAATTATTATAAAAATTATTTTGGGAAATCCAGGGTTGTAGTAATCAAATCTCAACTTGGACAACCGATAGCCGCATATTCTGGTGACGAGGTGTTCTGGAAAATCCCGGACGATCTACCTAAAATGACAAAGTTAATGATTGACGGAAAAGCTCTTTATATCCACAGGGCAAATTTCCAGATTATTGATAAAGAATTACTGCGATAAAATAACCGGATCCGCTACAAAACCACTCACACTATAAAATATAGGCATAAGCCAATAAAATTGATTTTCGGGCGAAGAAGTCAACAAATTATGGAGGACGTTAGCATGGAAATAAACGGGAATCTTTACTTGGTTTCAAGAACAAAGAGAATAGAATGCGATATGGGTATTAATGATGTGCTTGTATGCGCCAGAAGTGAAAACGAAGCTAAAGGAATCGCTCTGAGCCTTGGCTTGATTTGGGAAGGGGAGAGTAAGAAAGATGTTGAGATAACAAAACTCCATGAAGTTAATCCTGGAGATATTCTTTTAGCTGGGTGAGGAGGAGAAAGAAAATGTATAGACCATTATTTGAACCAGGAGACATTGTACAGCACTTTAAGAGAGAAACCATCAAGGAGCCACGCAACAACGAGTATTTGTATAAGTTTATCGGATATGCCAGACATACAGAAACAGGGGAAGATTTGGTAGTATACAGAGCTTTGTATGGCGGTAAGGAACTATTTGCCAGGCCAACAAAGATGTTTTATAGCAAGGTAGATTGGAACAAATACCCAGAAATAAAGCAAGAGCATAGGTTCGAGAAATATCATGGGGTTCTTTACGCTGATGGACTTTAAGCAGACTTATTTTTCCATCTGGCAGGAAATATGGAACCTCCACAAGAAGTATGCCTTTATCTCAAAGGACGATATTTCGCAGTGGGAAAATCTCACCATGGAAGCAAGCCAGATTCACGATAAATACTCCGATTCGGTTGGCGCAAAATTTGCCGAAGCTCTTTTGTTTGCCGTAACTGCGGAAATTGATAGAAAAGCGAAATAAGGCTTTCAGAATGCGTCCCAAAGTGGTACAATATGGGTATCAATTATTGGGAGGTATGAGTGTATGAAGAAAGTGAAAAAGTTACTATCGGTTCTGGCAGTCATGCTATTGATTGTCTGTATGGCAGTTCCAGTATCTGCGGCAGGGAAGATTAGTAAGAATAAGGCAACGTTACTTACTGGACAAACCTTGAAACTGAAATTGTCTGGAACAAAAGGAAAGACAAAATGGACTTCCAGCAAGAAATCTGTGGCAACGGTAAGTGGTTCTGGGAAAGTAACAGCCAAGAAATCGGGTTCTGCTACAATCACTGCAAAAGTGGGTAAAAAGAAGTATACTTGCAAAGTAACTGTGGAATCTCCAAAACTTAGCAAGAAAAGCCTTATTTTAAAAGTTGGAAAGACAAGTACCATAAAAGTAAAAGGAACTAAGCAGACTGTAAAATGGAAATCATCAAAGAAAAGCGTTGCGACCGTAAAAAATGGAAAAATTACTGCGAAAAAGGCAGGAACCGCCAATATTACAGCAACCATTCTTGGAAAGAAATTTACCTGTAAAGTTACTGTGAAAAAGCCTTCTAATGGTGGATTTGGCGGTAATACGAGTACTTCAAAAAACAATGTAACGTATCACGCAGAAGCAACGCCAAGGGGAGAAGTTATAATTCTTCAAAATAATTACAATTATGCGGTTGCGGTTGACATTAGTTGTGCCTTTTGTTTGAATGGACAAATAGTTTCAGTAAGTAATCAGTATGATACGTGTGTAATTGAGCCAGGGATGAAATATGCTACATTAATGACAAATTATGGAAGTCAATGGGATTCTGTAAAAATTAATTTAAAAACAGAAAATGTATCATATTTTGATTTTAATGCAAAGAATATTACGTATACATCAAATTTAGGAACAGAGGGTGTTGTTTTAACAGTTAAGAATAACGGAAAAAACAATCGTGGAACCCATATGGCAGTTGTATACTATAAAAATAATAGAATAATTGGATGTGACGATGGTTTGTTTGCTAATGTTCAAAGAAAAGGAAGTGTTGATTACTTACAATCATATTTTCCAACTGATTTAAATTATAATACAATAATTCCAGATCGTTATGAAGTATACGTAAATATGTCATACGATGTTCGTGATATGCCAGCACCAGAATGGTAAATAGGAATTAGGCTAGGGAGAAATCCCTAGCCTTTTATAATCCGTTGGTGGAACCATTTCCGTATACACTTGCTTCGGTATCACTATTCGATTGACTGATTGTATCATCGGCAGTTTTTAATAATTCATCTCCTTTTTGCCAGGCATAAGAAATATATATTTTGTTATTTTCTAAATCATCATCATAATCTGATAAATCATATGCCCGAAGAACTAAAGAAGTATTGTTAGCACCATACCACCATGTATAAATATTTTTTATTCCCCATTGAGTAGTATCGCTCTCTGTTTTATCAGGATTACCATAGACAGATGAAAGTTTTTCAAGTAAATCAGAATACATAGAGTCTATATCTTTCGGTTCAAATTCATATTGTGCACCATATAACAAAGTGTTACTATCATCAAAATCTATTTTATTTTCATTAATGCTATAAGAATAGTAAAAATTCAAGTAAGGAGTAGAATATCCAGCTACATCTACATCTGCAATATCTAATGGCTGAGCATAAAGGCAAATTTTACCATCATAAACATTGGAATCGTCAGACATGCCAGTTAATATTTCTTTTGTACTCATTGCATTTATCCCATCTAATTGCATGCCATAAAGACACTGATCTGGAAACAAATCCTTTGTATCTGAGAAAGAAGTTCCCCACGGAATATCCCTAAAAAGAATTTCTTTATCTGTTTTAGCGAACACAGGCGTAACACTTGAAAAAATGGATGTTAAAGCCAAAACCATAACAAATTTTCTTTTCATGTAAAATCCCCCTCTTTAATGTGATACACATATTTTACCACTCCAAAACGGATAGTGGAATAAGAAATTTGAAAAAATTTAAAATAATGCTTGATTTAGTTGCTACAAAGTGATATATTAAGTATATGCAAAATGTAGCAACAATTTGAAAGGAGGTTTTAATATGTCACCAATAAAGGGGCAAAAAATCAAAGACAATCCAAAGGACTTTATGCTGAGAACGAGGATTGACAAGGAAACATTGGAAAAATTGGATTACTTGGTTAAAAAAGAAGGGAGTGACAGGTCGAAAGTAATTAGAAAAGGGATTGAAATTCAGTACGAAAATGAAACAAAATAAGCGGTTGCCACCCTAGGAAAGTTACAACCGCTTAACACACAAACCGCAAAGGATTTGTTAAATCTATCATACCATTTCCTTTGCGGTAATTCAATATCTGAAAGGAGATTTTTATATGGCAGATTTAAAAGTTATTGAAAATGAATTAGTTCCTGTGTATGAGACAAGTACAGGTGAAAAAGTAGTATATGGTTCAGAATTATATGAGTGCCTTGGTAGTAAGCGCCAGTATACAGATTGGATAAAAACACGTCTGAAAGAGTGTGACGCAATAGAAAATGAGGATTATCAGAGTTTTTCACAAAATAATGAAAAACCTATGGGGGTAGACCGAAATTAGAATACCTCATCAAACTTGACACCGCCAAAGAAATGGCAATGCTTGAGCGCAACGACAAAGGGAAACAGGTTCGCAAGTATTTCATCCAAGTGGAAGAGAAATACAAGCAGACAGCAATCAACATTAATCAGCTGTCCCCCGAACTGCAAATGTTTAATCAGATTTTTCAACAGGTAGCCAAGACTGAACTGGAACAGAAGAAACTTGCGGAACGTGCAGACCAACAAGAGAAAAACATGAAAACCATCATTGATACCTTTAAGGGAACAGATTCCGATGTTGGAACAGAGAAGTGGGTAAACAGATGTATTTCAAAGATTGCTGAAAGCGATGATTTTTCTTACTCATTCGGAAATAAATATGCCGCCGCCAGAAACGAAAGCTACCGCAGATTATCGGACAGGGCTGGTTGCCGATTAGATCAGCAACTTAGAAATGCGATTTCCAGAGCCGAGGAAAGAGGATGCACCAAGGAACAGACTAACCAGATCAACAAACTGTCCGTGATTATGCAGAATAAGCGGCTGAAAGAGATTTACGTTAGCGTGATTAAAGAAATGATGATTGCATACAGAGTAGAAATCGCATAATCAGATTTTTACAGGGATACACAGGAGGAAAATAAAATGACAAAAGCTGAATTACAGAAAACAATCGACGAACTGAACGCAGATAACAACGAGTGCTTAGTGCTTCTGGATGAGTATATGTACCGCCAGAGAATCATTGAAAATCTTATCAATTTGAAAGACCTGTCAAAATTAAAGGGAATGTATCTCTTTACCAAACAGTTAATCGGGAAAGCGTGATCGTATGGCAAACAGAATCCAGTTCAATGACTTTCAGAAAAAGAGTGTGTACGCCAAGTGCAACGGAAAATGTGCGATATGCGGTAAACCTGTCAAATTCAAGAAAATGACAATCGACCACATTACGCCGTTGTCCCGGGGCGGCACCAATGATATTAAGAATCTGCAACTGGCGTGTAAGCGCTGCAACAGCATGAAGAGCAACATGACGATGGATGATATGATGGGGCAGATTTCCGAGATTTTGAAGTATAACCGCAAACAGAAATTGATTAGAATGTTAGGAGGAATTGTGGAATGAATTACTATAAGACAGAGATTATTAATCTCGTACAGAATTGCGATAATAGCCACTGGCTGAAAGTTGTTTATGCATATGTGAAAAGATTATTGAAATGATACCATAATATACTGAATGATACCAACCACCTATGCTATGATATAAAATCATAATAAGCAATTTTTAAAGCGTTTACTTTTCGGGGTAGGCGCTTTTTTGTTGCCAAAAATGAGGACAAATTTTTGAATTTTTCTCTTTATAGTATGAAACTTTAAATAAATTAAGGGGGATATATCCCCCTTTCTGAGGGTTAGCATATGGCAGAAGTATTTCTTAAAGTGGATGGGGTAGCATTGCCCTGTCCTTCTTCTTTTACATGGGGATTACAGGATATATCAGCGGCAGAATCCGGCAGAACAGACGATACGACCATGCATAAAAACAGAGTTGGACAGAAACGGAAACTGTCTGTAGGTTGGAATGGCCCAGATTGGGACACTGCTTGCAAAATTATACAGGCGGTAAACCCAGAGTACATACAGGTCACATATCCAGACTTGTTATCTGCAAACAAGCACGAAACCAGAACATTTTATGTTGGTGACAGGGAATCCCCTTTTAAGTGCTGGTGGGTTGGCAATGAGCGCATGGAAGGACTTAGTTTTGATTTTATCGAGAGGTAAGATATGCGAAATTTATCAACGGAATTTAAAGAACAACAGAATAGTGGGAATCGTAACTATCTGAAATATGCAGATTTTACCTTTACGGACGGAAGCACATTATCCATTACCGACAAGGACTTGTGGTCTAATGGCTTCAAATTTGAGGATGCAGTATCGCAAAATGGCTCTTTTGATATTGGTGCAGCTATCGTAAATAAACTGACTTTGCAGATTAACAACTTTTCTGGAAAGTACACAGATTACATTTGGGACGGAGCAAGAGTTGTTTGTCATATTGGACTTGAATTGTCCACTGGTATTGAAAAAATCCGTATCTGTACCATGACAGTAACAGATGCCCCATACCAGAACACAGCTATTATCAGCCTAACTTGTGAAGATTCCATGCGATTGTTTGACCGTGATTATTCTGATAGCAAACTGACATACCCGGCAACCAGATTACAAATCATCCAGGATGCTTGTGAGGTGTGCGGAGTAACACTGCAATCAACCAGATTTGATAATGATGACTTGGTAATCCAGAATCGACCAGATGATAGCAGTATTACTTTTCGACAGGTAATTGCATGGATGGCACAGATGGGCTGTCAGTGGGCGAAAACAGATGCATACGGTAGATTGTGTATCGGATGGTATGAAAAAGAATCTAATATTCCAGCTAATATTACCTCCAAAGATACAAGCGGATTTACCCCTTGGTTATACGATCTCGAAATAACAGGAGTAAAAGTAACGGAGTATTCAAGCAATTCATCTGAAAGTAACGCTAAAACATATCAATCAGGGGATGAGGGGTACATCATAGATATTAGCGAAAATAAGCTAATACAACCGGGGACTGGACAAACGATTTGCTCAATAATTGCTGAAAGATGTGTTGGATTAAAATTTCGTCCTTTTACAACCAGCGCGCTAACCGATATTGCTTTGGAAGCAGGGGATGCTATTACAATCACTGATAGGAATGGGGAAGAACATAAGAGTTATTTAACTTCTCTTACATTGAACCCGGGAACTTTTGAACAATTAGAATGCAGTGCGAAGAGTGTTTCAAGAAACAAACAGAAGCAATATACCCTTAATCAACAGGCACAATCTGAATATAGAAAAAGCTTAAGAGATGAGCGTACTTCTAGGGAAAAAGCGCTGGAAGAATTATCACAACGCCTTGCGGAATCTTCTGGAACATACACGACAGTGGAAACACAGCCGGACGGAAGCAATATCTATTATCTTCACAACAAACCACAGCTATCCGATTCTGACATTGTATGGAAAATGACCGCAGAAGCATGGGCGGTATCTACAGATGGTGGACAACATTGGAATGGCGGTATGACGGTTGATGGTGATGTGATTGCCAGAATCCTTACGGCTACAGGTGTTAATGCTGACTGGATTAAGACGGGAGCCTTGGTGGTTCGTGATAATAGCGGAAATATTATATTTTCTGCCGATATAACTAAACATCAATTAATAATGGATGGATCCTCAATTAGGATTGGTGCATCTCTTTTGGATGGACTGTTAAACAGTATGCAGGGGCAGATCGATGGGAATATAAATACCTGGACAGGAACATCAGTACCTACATTGAGCAATTATCCGGCCAATGAATGGCTGGACGATACCGAAATGAGCAAGCATGTCGGTGACATTTACTACGATGGCGATAGCCACGCATACCGCTTTGTAAATGAAGGCAATGGATATTATTGGAAACAGCTGAAAGATACGGACGTTACAAAGGCACTGAAAGATTCTGAGGACGCATTGTCGGCAGCGAAACAGGCACAGGAAGCGGCAGCTCTCGCCAAAAACATGACATTGCAACTGAGCAATGAATACCAGGGCGTTTCTGTTGATTCTGATGGAAATTACGGCACATTTCCAAGCGATGTGATTACACATGCTGTAGTAATGTACGGGACACAAGATATTACAGATGATTGTAATTTTATAATCACAAAATCAGATAGTATAACAGGAATCTGGAACAATTCAGCAAAGACATATACGGTAACGGGGCTGTCAGCCGATGATGGTTGGGTAGATGTTAGGGCAACTTATCTTAGTGCTTTGACGGTGACCAAAAGATTTTCCATTTCAAAAATTTATGCGGGAAACGATGGAAAGAACGGTCTTCCGGGAGAACCTGGACGAGATGGAAAAACAAGTTACACCCATATTGCTTATGCCAATAGCGCAGATGGTAAAACCGATTTTTCGGTGTCTGATAGTAACCGGGAATATATCGGTATATATGTTGATTTTGAACTACAAGATAGCACTAACCCGGATGATTATGCATGGACGCTTGTAAAAGGTGCAGATGGGGCAAATGGATCTCCAGGAAAACCTGGAACAGACGGAAGAACACCATATTTCCATGTAGCTTACGCAAACAGCGCGGATGGTAAGATGGGCTTTGATGTATCTGATAGCACTGGAAAAGAATACATCGGGCAGTATACAGATTATACGGAAGCCGATAGCACTAACCCCGGTGCCTATTCATGGACAAAGATTAAGGGAGAACAAGGAGTTCCGGGTAGAACATATTTTCTTGAAAGCCCATCATATGTTATTAAGCAACGCGCGAATGGCAGTGTAGCCCCGAGCTATATTACTTTGAGTGCTTGGTATCGCGATGGAAACGCGGAAACACGAACAGCATATAAAGGTCGTTTTAAAATCGAAGAATCCGTAGATGGGGAAAATTGGAAAACGGTATATTCTTCTGCGAAAGACGAAACAAGCGTTTCACATAATTTATATACGGTATTATCAACTAAAGCGGGAGGAATTATAACAACGGCTTCTGGAAGGTCAATTGGAATTCCAAGAGATGTAAGTGCCATAAAATGTACCTTATACGCGGCGGGTGGATTTTCACAACCATTAGATTCCCAAAGTATGGCGGTTGTAATTGATGTAGATGCACTTACACATGAAGAAATATTTAACCTCTTAACCAATGATGGCGCAATTAAAGGAATTTATAAAGAGGGAAATCAGCTATATATTTCGTTCACTTACGCCAAGGGTGGCACATTAAAGCTTGGCGGTAAAAATAATGGGTATGGGATATTAGAGGTACTGAACCGCCGTGAAACTGGATGGGCTAGTAAGCTTGATCCTGACGGATTAACCATATTTAAAGATTATGTAAATGAAAATAACTATAAATGCCTTATTTTTGATTCAAGCGGAATTAAGTACGGAGTAACCGATTCAGCAGGATTACTGAATCTAGAAATGCCTCTTTTGGTTAACGATAATGGCACAATGGCCATTTTAACAAGTGATATTTATGGTTATTCTGATGATGGAAAAACAGCTTTTCAGTTTTTTAGTGGCAAAACAGTAAACTCAGGTTCCATGATAGTAAATGTTAAATCAGACTTTTATGATTCTGCTAATTTTCATAAGTCCGTTACGATGAGTGGTCTGCCGTGGAACTCTAGTGCAAGTGCAGCTGTTGTTTTTGCATCTGATATGAAAACTCTTAATGCGGCTGCTGCATCTTCGATTCGTTACAAATCAATAGGAAACGGAAAAAACATAAAAGAAGATGAACTGGAAGACCTCTACAGAATCAAGGTAATCTGGGCGAAGTACAAAGACGGATATTTATCCGAACAAGATGAACGCTATGGCAAAGAAATGCCGATGTTCATAGCTGAGGACATTGACCGCAGATTTCCATTAGCCGTTGACCATAATGAAAAAGGCAAAGCTGAAAACTGGAATTACCGTATTATAATCCCCTGCATGTTTGCCATGCTGAAAAATGACCATGAGAAAATCCTGGCTCTCCAAGCGGACAACCAGGAACTGCATTCAAAACTGGATGCTTTGTCAACAGAAGTACAGGAATTAAAAGAACTTATCAACAATATTTCACGAAAGGAATGAGAATATGAGTGTAAAAACAGTACAAGCTACAGTAAATGGACAGACCGTAAGTCTAACCTATAACAGTTCTACTGGACGATATGATGGAACGATTACAGCCCCTAGTAAATCCAGCTATAATCAATCGGGACATTATTATGGGGTAACAATCAGAGCTACGGATGATGCTGGAAACGCAGAAACAGCAGATGCTAGTCATTCAACGTTAGGAAGTTCATTACAGTTAAAGGTAAGAGAAAAAGTTGCGCCGATTTCAACAATAACATACCCGACAGCCAGCGCACTGATTACAAATAACAAACCAAGCATTGTCTGGACAATAACCGATGATGATTCTGGTGTGGATCCTTCCACCATTGGTATCACCATTGATTCTGGAAGTAAAATTACGGGAAGCAGTATTTCCAAGACTACTATTTCTGGCGGTTACAGATGTACTTATACTCCTGGTACTGCCCTGTCAGACGGGAGCCATACAATTACTGTAAATGCGTCTGACTATGATGGAAATGCGGCAGCACAGAAGAGCGTTTCATTCAAAATTGATACCGTACCGCCGACACTTTCCGTTACATCACCGACAGATGGTCTTGTTACCAACCAGGCTTCCTGTACTGTTCGTGGTACAACAAACGATGCAACATCCAGCCCAGTATCTGTTACTGTCAAACTGAATAGTGGTAGCGCAGAGGCGGCAACCGTTGCTTCTGATGGCTCCTGGTCTAAGGTAATTACTCTTACTGAGGGTACCAATACCATCACCGTAGTGGCTACTGATAGTGCCGGAAAGAGTACCACTGTAACCAGAACTGTGAAACTGGACACTAAGGCTCCTGTCATCAAGTCCGTAACATTAACACCGAACCCGGTTGATACTGAAAAAACCGTTGTAATTTCTGTAGAGGTTACCGACTGATAAAGGTGGTGGAAACATGGTAGTAGCATTAAGGGGTACTATCAATGGAAACATTATCTCATTCGCAAGGGCACAAGGGGATAGATGGGAAGCCATCATCCCCAAAAGCCTTAACGGCGCTTATGTAGTTGACATGTCCGCTGTTGATGAAGCTGGAAATACCGCATATATAGCAAGATACATTATTACCATAGATATATCTTCTATGTGTGTTCACATTGAGCCGTGTCCGTATTATGAAGAGTTATTAGAGCCACAGTATCGGGCGGTTTTAGAAAAATCCGAGTATTATGCAGAGTTAATAGGAGGTTGTAATTGTGAATGTGGATTTTGAATTCGGGGAAAAGAAACATATAAAATTGCGAATATGTTCCTGTAAGGGCACCGATTTTATAATTGAAAGATCTTCCTATGAATTAATTTGCAAAGGAACACAAGAGGTTGAAGACAGTGGGGGAGCAGTAATACAAGGACATATTCTTGATGTGGTTATTCAACCACAGAAAAAAGGTAGATATAAGCTTCGGGTTATGTATGAGATCCTGGACGAGAAGCTGATCACAGAAGTGGAAGTGATGGTGAAGTGATATGGCGAATATTTTAATCAGCGATGTAAAAATGACACCGAACCCGGTCACCGCCAGAGCAAGCTTCGTCCTGTCCGTGAAGATCATCGACAAAGTATACGCACTGGCCACAAAGGACGGCAAGTGCCTGATGACAAAGAATAATAAAGTAATTGAAAAAATTCCAAGAAAGGATTGATGAAAAATGTCTGAATCTATACCAAGTACACTAATATCAGCTCTCCCAGCAGCTACCAAAGTGTCTGATACGGATATCGTGGTATTGGAGAATGGCTCTACAACCCAGAAGATTACTATAGCGCAGTTGAAAGAGGCGCTAGGGATTAATGCACTAAACACGAATTTTAAATTCTACAGTTCCTTATCTCAAATTGGATTAACAGCAGCTGCAACATGGGATCAGATACTTACTAAATTAACTGATGGTACTGGAATGAAATTTGCTGCATGGAAATCAGACTATCCTAATTTATCAAATCCATGCACAAGTAATAGGCAATTAATAACTGTTTGCAGATCATATTTAGGTTATTCTACTATAGAAGTGTGGGATATTGATAATAACGTTCGCCACTTTACAGCGCATAATGGAGATAACTATAGACCTTGGAAATCATACTAAAACCACGTTACAATCTATGTTTTTAATGCTGTTGACAATCAGCTGCATTTACGTTTCTTTGTATATAATCTGCAAGTATCAACAAATGTTGCCCAATCACTACTGTATTGCCATCTAACTGTATATGTTCAAGATGAAATTGCAAATTCTGGAAAGCTTAATTGAGCATAATAAGCAATACTTGGACATCTTGTTGAATTGGACTATATACTTTTATTTTCCCAGTAGTATTTGTGTCTCTTGCAACAACGCAACCAGCTATATTAGAACTTGCACCAATAAGAACGGGAAATGATATTTTATGTTCTGGCAGGTTTGGAAATGTATATTCTCTAACCACTCCTGCTGAACATGTTAAAAGTTCATGCGTATACTTCGTGTTTTGCGACCTTCTTTCCTCTGGATGCTACAATAAAGCAGAAGGAGGAATAAAGGTTATGGATATACGAAATACGATTATTAACAATGTATTGCTGGCGGTGCAATCTCTATTAGATGATCAACAGCTCCAGGCAGTACAGGATGAACTCTGTATTCAACTGAACAGTTACGAAGTGCAGGAGAGAAGCACAGAACTAACGGTAGTGGACAATACTCCAGACAGTATGCTGGCAAAATATATAGCAACCAAGCGGATTGAGGGAAAAGCGGAATCTACTATCAAAAGGTACTACGATACGTGTTACATGATGATACATGAGATCTGTAAGCCACTGCATGAGATTACTACCTACGATCTCAGATACTACTTGGCTATGTACCAGGAACAGCGGAAAATATCGCTGGCTTATCTTGAAACCTTGCGGCACAATATCAGCGGATTTTTTCGAGTGGGCTGCAAATGAGGGGTATATCGGGATGAATCCTTGCAGAGCAATAAAAGTTATTAAGTACGAGAGAAAAGAACGAGAAGGACTTACGGCTATTGAATTGGAAAAAGTCCGAATGGCTTGCAAAAACGTTAGGGAAAAAGCATTGGTAGAGTTTTTGTACGGTACTGGTGCCAGGGTTACGGAAGCTTGCACAATTAAGATTTCTGATGTGGACTTTGAAAAAGGAGAAGTATGGCTGTTTGGAAAAGGAAGTAAGCACAGGAAATCATACATTACAGCAAAGTGCGCCTTGTATCTTTCCGAATATCTAAATAGCAGAGATGATAAATCCGAATATCTTTTCGTATCGGAAAGAAAGCCACACAATTCTTTAAAGAAAGAAGCTATCGAGAGAGTTATAAGGAACCTCGGAAAACGCTCTGATATTGGAAGAGAGCTATTTCCGCACTTATTTAGACATACAGTTGCCACAGATATGCTTCAAAAATCAATTCCTGTTACTGATGTCCAGAGAATGCTTGGCCATGTTAGTGTAAATACCACTATGGTATACGCAAAAGTAAAAAATGAAGATGTGAAGTATAATCACCGTAAATATATAGGATAAAGAGTTTAGGCTAAAGAGCACTCCATTTGGGGTGCTTTTTATTATGCACTTTTTTAACCTCAACAATGAAAGGAGACCACACATGAATATTAACACCTCATTAATCAGCAACAACAACAGCTACGCCGGACAAACACCTCGGTATATTGTCATCCACAATACGGATAATACGGCCAAGACAGCAGATGCCAAAGCACACGCCACAGCACAGCATAATGGCAATTTTCATGGCTATTCAGCCCATGTATTCGTTGACGATAAGTCAGCATACCAAGCCTTGCCGTATAATCGTGGAGCTTGGCACGTTGGGGTAAATTACGGCGGTAAGCTTTTTGGAACTGTAAATAATCATAATTCCATCGGAATTGAAATGTGCATGAATGATGGCTACAACTACGAAAAGGCATTCCAGAATACAGTTGATGTGTGCAAGCAGCTTATGAAGAAATACGGAATCCCAGCAAGCCGAGTAGTGCAGCATTATGATGTGTGCGCTAAGAATTGTCCATCCGTTATCCGTGGAAAAGGTGACTGGGCGAGATTTAAGAAGCTTATTTCTAGTGAAACCGTGGCAGTTCCAACCACAAAGCCGACAGTAAAGGTTGACAAGTATTACCGTGTCCGCAAGACCTGGAAGGATTCTAAGAGCCAGATCGGGGCGTACAAGTCATTCAAAAATGCAAAGAAGGCTTGCAAAGCCGGTTATTCTGTTTTTGATTGGAATGGAAAATCTGTGTATTCCGTGACTGCAAAGAAAAGTGTAGCCCAGGTCGCAAAAGAGGTAATCAACGGCGAATGGGGAAATGGACAAGATAGACGAGACCGCCTGGAATCCGCTGGCTACAACTACGCAGAAGTGCAGAAAAAAGTCAATGAATTACTGAAATAATAACACTCCCGGGGTTTTCCCGGGAGCTACTTAAATGCAATATAACCTTCATAAAGTTTTCTGATCGCCGAAAGGTCTTTTCTCCTAATCGGAACCACATCTCCAGATACCATTCTGAAATCAGAACGAAGTTCCCAGACTTCATCCATGTTGACAATGTAGCTTTGGTGGCAGCGTAAAAAACGTCTGTCCAGTTGCTTTTCAACGTCCGAAAGTTTCCCTCTCTGCATATGAGTGATACCACAGGTACAATGGATAGTGATGTATTTATTGCGACTTTCAATATATTCAATATGGCAGAAACCAACCCTGTGGAAATAATCCTTGTTCTTTACAGTCAGCGTTTTATCATGGATATTTTCCAGTTCCCTGTTGACTACACCATACATTCTTCCATCTTCCGAGCCTTTTATGATATAGTGAACAGGAAGGATATCCAGAGCATCAAACACATATTCCTTGTGGGCTGTCCAAAAGGTGATATTCCCTACATATCCATTCTTTCTAAGATGCCGGGCAACATCAATCCCATTTTCATCTTTCAATATAATATCCAGCACAATTATGTCGTACCATACGCCGTCATTTACATCATCAATAAGAGGTTTACCGGTGGTATATGCCGTGATCGTGCATCCGCTGTCCCCATTTCTACGAAGAAAACCGTCCATTCTGGTTTTAAAAATCTCAATTTGTAATTCGTTGTCATCACATATTGCAATCCTCAAAAAAATCATCCCTTTTTGTGCGAAATTCGTCGCTGTATGTGCTAATTTCGCCATTTCCTGTGTAATTGTATATTTTTTGATACAATGTTATTGTAATACATTAAGATGATAGTGTAAAGGGGATGGATTCATGGAGAAACATAAAAAAATCATAATTGTGTTTATACTGATATTCGTGCATGTGCTCTTGATTCAATATGTTTCCTTCTGCCCGGAGCGTAGTATTATCTTTGGGAGGGGTAAAACTATCGCAATTGCAAAAACAGAGGTAAAACAGGTTGTCCATGAGCGCTATAAATCCCTCACTGACAAGCATCCAGCCCCTTTATTTCTATCTATTATTATTACGATTTGGAAAAGCGAAAATCATAATATTTACACAAAAAAACTTATAATTCATAGAAAAATCAGAAGAAACCAGCTTGCCAGGAAAGATTTAAGCGGAAACAATTCTATCCCATTATATGGTTATGAAAACATGATATAATTTAATAAATAAGAACAAATGTTTGGAATATTGGGAGGGATTTACGTGGATTACAAGAAAGAAATTATTGAGATGATACAAGAGATACATAGTGAAAAGATATTAAATCTTATCTATTGGTTTGTTAAAAGAGGATACAAAGAAGAAAGGGCGGGAAGATAATTCCCACCCTCAGAACCTAGAAAATAAACTTTTCAAAGAAATCACACAACAAATCTTTTTTATCGGGCGACAGTTTATCGTATTCAAGAATAATTTTCATGAATCGTGGATCTGTTAGCCCGATTTTCATTGATACATCTGAATATTCTGCATCAATTTCCTTTTCCTCTTTTAAATCCGTTAAATCAGACATTCCAATTCGGAAATAATCTGCTAATGCTCTGATTTTTCCTGTTCCTGGCATTGAATTGCCTTTGCACCACATGTTAAATGTGGAAGGGTTAGTTCCTACTGCTTCGGCAACTTCTTTTTGCTGTTTGCCACTTAATGAAATATACTTGTTGAGATTGTTTGAAAAGATTTTTTTCTGTTCTTCATCTGTCATCATGGTGTTCCTCCTCCTTACATATTGTATTGTACATCATACTAATAAAAAATTCAAGCATAAATTCAAAATAATTGAATTTTAGTGTTGACAATTCAATTAAAATGAATTACAATAAGACCATCAGTTAAGAAAGGAGATGAGCAAATGCCAAAGATTTCATTAGAAGCAGTTCGTGTGAACGCTGGATATAACCAGAAAGAATGGGCTGAAATGTTCGGTATTTCCAATAGTACAGTTGTTAACTGGGAAAAAGGAAAGACAGAACCAACATTATCACAACTTAGAAAAATGAGTGAACTTTCTGGTATTCCTATGGACTTTATTTTTGTGCCCAATAGATTCAATTAAATTGAATTAAAAATTTATTAAGAAGGGAATTGCATGAAAAAATCAAAAATTGAAATTCGTCAAGTAGATGGCGAATGTGGAATATTTACAGAAATCCTTGTGGATGGTCACAAACTCGAAGGCGTAAGAAGTTTTGAGCTGAAACAGGGAGTTGGAGATTCAGAACCTATACTTTCCATTGATCTGAATGCTTTTGATTTATCTACAGATTTACAATTTTTGAAAGTTAATCAAAATGGAGTAGGTGAAATTGAGGGTATAAAATTTAAAGATAATCCACGGATGATGACTTTTTCACTAGAGTAAGGCTCCCATTTTTCAGAGAGCCAAACAGAATTATTTTGAAGCTTTTAAAATGGAACATTGTTTCGGATTTGAACAACATCCAGTTTTGCTTGCATAATTACACTTAATTCGACCTATTGTGTAATTAGGCGTCAAATCATCCAATGATCCAGTATTAATGAGAGAAGCTTCAATGGAATAATTTTTGTTCTGCTTATCGCAGAAACCATTAAATACCAATAATAATCACCTCCCCTCTTATAGGGAGTATAACACAAGAAAGGAGGAAAATCATAGACGATTTAGTTTATCTTCGTAATGAAGAAGCTGTCTGTGATAGTTTACAGGTGGCTAAGAAATTTGGGAAAAGACATGACAAACTCATTTCCGAAATTGAAAGAATGTATTCTGATTTGATTGGAAAAGGGTGTGCTCAAAATGGTGGAGACCCCTTATTTATTAAAAGCAGTTATGTACATCCTCAAAATAAACAGACTTATCCATTTTATATAATGAATAGGGATGGATTTTCTTTACTGGTAATGGGATTTACAGGAAAAGAAGCCCTTGAATGGAAATTGCAATACATAAAAGCTTTTAACCAGATGGAGAATTTCATTCGTGAGAAATCAACCCAGGTTTGGGTTGAAACCAGAAAAGCCGGCAAACTTACCAGAAAGGCAGAAACCGATACTATTCAGAAACTTGTTGAATACGCCAAAGTACAGGGAAGCAGTCATGCAGAAATGCTTTACATGACATATTCCAAATTAGCAAACAAGATGGCGGGGATCAATAAGAGAGATGAAGCTACGGTAATGCAACTCAACAACCTGTCCTTGATGGAAAATATTATCTTACATGAAATTGATCTCGGAATCATGCAAGGAAAACATTATAAGGAAATATACAAAGACTGCAAGAAGAGATTGGAGACAGTTAAAGATTTGGCTTATCTGGAAGCGGTTTGAGAGGAAAATTCATAAGGAGGGGCGAATATGAGTAATACATATAACGTTCTTTGCGCTATTTTGAAAGAGCTCCAAGCTATTCATAATATCCTGGAGCCCTCTAAAAAGAAACGTATTTTTGAAACTAATATTGATGGGAAAAGTATTTCAAAATGCGTTTCTGATGGAATTACTTCTGCTGTTCAGAAATCCATTCGTGATACTGACGTAGAAGATTAACGGCAATCGAGGTAGATAATACAGTAATGGCAGTTACAAAATTATCTGTATTTTCGATCGTGCTAACTGTTGGGGTGATTAGTTTTTCCATGTCAACAGTTTTTAAAAAATCATCAAAGCTTTTCAAATTAACACCTCCTTCCTAAAGGAGATTATATCACAGAAATGAGACTAATGAACGAATTACAGATTTTTAATTCTCCAGAGTTCGGAGATATTCGGACGGCTACATTAGAGAATGAACCAATGTTTTGCTTATCAGATGTTTGCAGAGCATTAAGCTTATCTAATGTAACAGAAGTGAAGAAAAGATTGAGTGAAAAGGGGTTAAGTAGTATTGAAACCCTTACAAAAGGCGGAAACCAGAAACTTCTGTACATCAATGAAGCTAATTTGTACAAAACAATATTCCAAAGCCGAAAAGAATCAGCACAACGTTTTACAGATTGGGTGACAGATGAAGTCCTACCATCCATTCGCAAGCATGGCGGTTACATTTTAGGACAAGAAACTCTTTCTGATGAAGAATTGATGGCGAAAGCAATTCTGGTAGCAAAGAAGAAAATCGCAGAGAGAGACAAGATTATCGAAAAGCAAAGACTAAAAATTGAAGCAGACAAGCCGAAAACGATCTTTGCCGATGCGGTATCAACCAGCCACACTTCAATCCTTATTGGAGACCTCGCAAAGTTGATTTGTCAGAACGGTGTCCAGACAGGACAGAAGAGATTATTCCAGTGGATGCGAGAAAATGGATATCTGATGAAGTCTGGTGCAAGCTACAATATGCCAATGCAGAGATACATTGAACAAGGGCTATTTGAAGTTAAGGAATCCAGTGTTCAGAATCCAGACGGAAGTGTCAGAGTAACGAGAACCACAAAAGTTACTGGAAAAGGCCAACTGTATTTTATTAACAAGTTTCTTGGGAATGAAATAGCAAGTTAAGGAGGTGGACGTAAGATGTTAGCAGATGATTACGTTTCTGAAAGGTTATCCGATTATGATTCCAAAATATATCAGTTATATCGCCGCAAAAACGGACAGAAGGCAAGCGACCTTGTAGAAAAAGTGAAAAATGAAATTGCCGAATGCGGTCTGTCCGCTACTGAAGCGAAAGGCTTTTTAGAGTACATGAAGATTGTTATTGACGCTCAGTCACATCTTCCCATTCAGAAATAACGGAAGTTTTTATGGTTTCTGCTCCGGGAACATTACCATCATCAATCTCATTTGCGGCATGAAGCATTGAAATTATTTTATGAGAATAAGGATGTTCCTTTCCGCAATTTGGGCACACAACCTTGTCTGTACTTATTCTTTCACTTATATAGTAATCGCAATGACAAGTACAGGAAACTTTTAATTTGAGAAACATTTTAACATACCTCCTTTCTGAACACATTATACCATTCAGATGGAGAGAATAAAAGAAAATAGGGAGGAAAAACAATGATTAAATTTGAAAACGGCTTAGTTAATATTCCTGGTAAAGGGATTGATATTCTTTCAGAGTATGCAGTTATCACCCATGAAATTAAAGAGATGTTCGTAAAAAATGGTGGAGAAGAGGAAGAAGTAAAAGAGCAACTTAGACATTCGTTCGAGCATGGTCTTATGAACGAGGAAGAACTTGACAAAGAAATCAAGGAAAAGTTCAAACAGGTAGATGCAATTATTCCGTTTATTTCGCTTCTGGAAGAAATGCTTAAAACATTTGGAGCAAAAGATAAGGAGGACTAATCATGGGAGAAACTAAGAGCACAGATTATATTCCAGAGAACGCAAACGAGGAATATGCACTTCTGGTTGGAAGATTAAAGGCATTTGAAGCTTGGGCGAATAGTGTGAATGATTATGATTTCACAAAGGATATGGCATTTAGAATGCTTGGACTCGATGTAGAAGAAGCAAAGGAGGAAAAGAAAGAATGAAATGCTTTAAAGGCTTTGACAAGGACTTAAAGTGTAGAGATTTCCAGTATGAAATTGGAAAAGAATACACAGAAGAAACAGCAGACATTTGTAATTGTGGATTCCATGCTTGCGAATTTCCGATGGATGTATTCGGTTATTATCCTCCTTCAGATTCCAGATATTGTGAAGTTGAGCTTGAAGAGAATGGCCAGAAATCATCTGATGATAGCAAGAGAGTTGGGAAGAAAATTTCCGTGAAAGCAGAAATTGGAATTGCCGGAATTATCAAAGCTGGCGTTGAATACATCAAAGAGCAAGTTAATTGGGAAGATGATAAGGCAACCAATACCGGATATCAGTCAGCAGCAACCAATACCGGAGATCGGTCAGCAGCAACCAATACCGGATATCAGTCAGCAGCAACCAATACCGGATATCAGTCAGCAGCAACCAATACCGGAGATCGGTCAGCAGCAACCAATACCGGAAATCAGTCAGCAGCAACCAATACCGGAGATCGGTCAGCAGCAACCAATACCGGAGATCAGTCAGCAGCAACCAATACCGGAGATTGGTCAGCAGCAACCAATACCGGATATCAGTCAGCAGCAACCAATACCGGAGATCGGTCAGCAGCAACCAATACCGGAAATCAGTCAGCAGCAACCAATACCGGAGATCGGTCAGCAGCAACCAATACCGGAGATCGGTCAGCAGCAACCAATACCGGAAATCAGTCAGCAGCAACCAATACCGGAGATCGGTCAGCAGCAACCAATACCGGAAATCGGTCAGCAGCAACCAATACCGGAGATCAGTCAGCAGCAACCAATACCGGAGATCGGTCAGCAGCAACCAATACCGGAGATCGGTCAGCAGCAACCAATACCGGATATCAGTCAGCAGCAACCAATACCGGAGATCGGTCAGCAGCAACCAATACCGGATATCAGTCAGCAGCAACCAATACCGGAGATCAGTCAGCAGCAACCAATACAGGAGATCGGTCAGCAGCAACCAATACCGGAGATCAGTCAGCAGCAACCAATACCGGAGATCAGTCAGCAGCAACCAATACCGGAAATCGGTCAGCAGCAATCGTCGAAGGAAAAGAAAGCATTGCGTTAGCTACAGGAATTAAATCAAAAGCTAAAGGAAAAACCGGATGTTTTATTGTTCTGACTGAATGGAAAGAAATAAATTTTGAATATTATCTTGTAGATGTTAAGTCTGCAAAAGTAGACGGTAAAAATATTAAAGAAGATACTTTCTATATGTTGAAAGACGGAAAATTTGTAGAAGTAGATTAAGTTGCCCTGGAAGGTGCTGACACACCAACCAGGACGGTATCTAACTAAGAATGAGTTAGTTAAATACAGGATTATTATAACACAACCTCCTGTATTTGACAAACAAAAATATAACAGGAGGACTTTTTATGCAAAAAAATGGTGAAAATCAGCCACTTTCCAGTGAAATCATTGCTGATCTGGAAGAAAAGCTGATGGCAAGAAATGTAATTATCGCTATTCTGGCAACTGCACTTGCAGTAACCACATCCAGAAGAAAGTGAGGGCAAAATGAAAGAGGTGGTAAAGACAATAGGAGAAATATTTGTAGGGATAGGGATGTTTACAGTAATCTTCTCAATCACATGGATGCTTACATCATTTGATGTTATCGGGGCGTTTTTCGTATCAACAGTCTTATTCTCAATGGTGTTTCTTCCTATTATATTAGGAACGGAGGAAAAGTAAATGCAAAGATTAAACAAAGTAAGATTATCCGGTAGAGCCGGGGAAATAGTGTTCAGCCACGAACATTACGGAAGATACTATTACAAATTCATGCTGACAGTTATTCGCAAAAGTGGTGCAGTAGATATGTTCCCAATTGTTATAGAAGATTCCATTGTACGTGACAATGATTATAACGAAAAAGAAGTTGTGGTAACAGGAGCAATCAGAAGCATGGACACTTCTAAAAATCCAAACAAGCACCACAATGCAAATTATATTGCAGCTGACGAGGTGGAAATCCTGGCAGAACAGGTTCCGGATGGTGATATAAACGAAGTAGAGTTTATTGCCAGAAGTTGCACGAAAAAGCCATATGTAAAACTTACACCAGTAACGCACAAGAAAGTTTTAAATCTTTTCGTGGCAATTCCAAGAGATTTTTCAGAAAGATCCGACTTTACTCGCTGTACTTTATGGGGAAAAGGTGCTGATCTGGCGGTAGACGTTAAAAGGAATGATTACATTAAAGTAACTGGCAGGTTAATGAGCCGTGATGTTTATGTTAATGGAGAAGAAACGGAAAGTGTATATGAGATTTCCGTAAAAGAAATGGAGAAATTGGAGGATGAAGAATAATAAGAATGAAGTTCAGATATTTGGCGCAATAATGGACATTCAGCCAGGAACGTTTTTCAAGGACGGAGAAAAATTCGTAAGATTCTATATTGGTGCAAAGCGTACCAGTGGGAACGTAGATTTGCTTCCAGTAATTGTTAAAGAAAAGCAGACGGAAGGTTTAAAGATTGGAAAACACGCTTATGTTGAAGGGAGATACAGTTCTTCAAACAAACATGAAAGTGGAAAGTCACATTTGATTCTTGAAATCAAAGCGGAAACAATCTGGTGTGGAGAAGGTGATGGGAGCGCAGAAGGTGAAAACAAAATCATTCTGGAAGGTTATCTTTGCAAACCGCCTGTGTACCGCCGAACACCAAGAGGAAAAGAAATCTGTGATTTGATGATTGCTTGCAATGAATATGACTTGCGAAGAACAGACTATATTCCATGTGTGGCATGGTGGACAGAAGCCAGAGAAGCTGCTAATTTCAAGGTCGGTGATTACGTAAGCATAATCGGAAGAATCCAGAGCCGGATTTATCAGAAAAAATTATCTGGTGATGAAATAGAGCTTAGAACCGCATACGAGGTATCAGTAAGGAGGATAATCGAACATGAAGGTGGAAGTAAAAAAGATTTCGTTGGAGAATTACAAGAAGTTTCCGAGTAAGTCTGTAGATTTGTTTCCAAGAACAGAGATTTCCGGCAGAAACAGAGAAGGAAAATCCACATTGCAGGACGCATATTTGGATGTTTTGACAGGCAAGATGGCAAATGGTACGGAACCGGCTTCTATCCGTAGAAAAGAAAATGGCGTGGAAGTGCCAAAAGTTGATGTTATAAGAGAGCTTACGCTTGTGGTTAATGGAAAAGAAAAAGTGATCCGCAAAATAACAAAACAGAAGTGGAGAAAACCAAGAGGACAGTCAGAAGAGGTGTTCGATGGAAATGAAACTTCTTATGAAATTGACGGATTCCCGGCTAAATCAAAGGATTATACCGAGTTCATCCAGTCAATAGCAGAGCCTTCAACGCTTCTGATGTGCAGTAATCCAAAACCATTTCTGAATACATTACAGAAGTCAACAGCAGAATCCAGGAAGGTACTGGAAAAGATGTCTGGTTTCGATATTGCTCAGTTTATGGAAGAGAATCCACTGTACGCTCATGTGGAAGAAATCACAAAGGGGCATTCCGTAGAAGATACATTGAAGAAGCTCCGAAAAGAACTGAATGCACAAAAGAAAAAGGTGGATGCCAAAAACACGGAGATTGCATATGAAACCAATCGGACTGTTGAAGCAGAAGATACTTCTTCCCTGGAATCCAAAAAACAGGAGCTTAATGCGGACCTTTCCAAACTGGAAGAACAGGAACAGATTCTTGAAGATTCAGCAAAAGGCTATGACAGTCTTTCGTATGAAATCCGTGGTTTGAAATCTTCCAGGGATGGTCTGGTTAGCAAGGCGAATGAATGGTTAAGAGCCAGACAAAAATTTATTTCTGATACAGTTTCTGAACTTATGTTAAAAAAATCAGAAAAGGAATCAAGCATTCGTATTATTGGAATGGAACTGGGCAACCACATAAGGGAAGCACAACAGGCAAAAGCTGACTTGGATAGAGCCAGACAGGACTATCCGAGAATCAAAGAAATGGAGTTGGATGATTCTGAACTGAAAGCTATTGAAGCTGAAACATTCAATGATTCTGATACCATTTGCTCCACCTGCGGACAGGAACTGCCAGAAGAACAGATTTCCGAATTGAGAGCTTCCTTTGAAGAAAAAAAGAAAGCCAGAATTGAAGCACAGTTGAAAATAAAAGAATCCTTTGAATCGGAGAAGCAGGAAAAGCTTAAATATGTCTGCGACCTTGGAAATACTTCCGCTGCAAAATTAAAGAAAACCAACAAGGAAATCAACAAATTACAGTCGGAAATCAGTGTGGCGCAGGATGAAGTTGCTGAACTTACTAAACAGATTGAGGAAGAACAGTCCAAATTTACGGAGCTTCCAGAATCTGTAGATATGTCAAATGATGAAGAATATCTTGCGGTTACAGCGAGAATTGCAGAACTTGAAGAGAAACTGAAATCATTTGATGATGTTCCTGGAAAGAAACAGGAATTAAGAATGCAGATCAGCAATGTTATGAAACAGATTTCCAATGTGGATGCAGATATCAAAATTGCACAGGCAGCAGTCACAGAGAAAGAAAAGCGAGTAGCCGAACTGAATGAGGAACTGAAACGCCTTGGACAGGTACAAGCCGATATTGAAAAGAATATTGACACCGTTCTTAACTTCTCAATTCAGAAGAATAAGGCACTGGCAGAGAAAATCAATCCATTTTTCCATCATTTCCAGTTCAGTTTCCTTGATTACACGATTGAGGGAAATCCAGTGGAAACTTGCAAGATGATCTGCAATAGAATTGACTACAATAGCGGATTAAATCATTCCGACAAAATTCTTTGCGAGGTTGATTTACTGAATGGATTACAGGAAATGAATGGGCTGAATCTGCCGATTTGGATTGACGATAGCGAATCCGTAAATGTCGAGCGACTTCCTTTATTGGACAGACAGATGATTGTGCTTAGAGTGACGGACGGAGATTTGACGGCGAAAGAGCTTTAAAAAAAGAAAGGAACAGCCAGTAACTTGTTTGGCGACAGACTGGCTGCTCCATATGAAATATAGAACAAACTATATTTATTATTAGAATAACAGAAATAATTGGCTTAATCAAGTCACAGGTGATTTTGCACCTGGAATGTGAGGAAAATATTTCACTCACCAAAACCTGTGCTACCTGTGAAATGGAATTTGGGGTTTAAGAGGTATATCAAATAACACAGGTACGAAACATGGCTGAAAAATCAGTTATGAACAGGCAGCAGGAACGCCCCCGGAGGGGTATATTAAATAACACAGGTACGAAACAAGCTTGCAGGACGGTGTTCTCTCATCATGGTTTGAGAGGTATATCAAATAACATAGTTACAAAACTGATGCAATCACGCAATAGCGTGTTAGCAAATATAAAAAAGAGAAAAGGAGAATTGATATGGCAGAAACAACACAGGTAGCAAACCAGGAACCGCAGACATTTAGCGTAGCTCTTACTGAAAAGCTAAATTCAGTAGCAGAAGCACTTCCAAAAGATTTTAACAAGGCAAGATTCGTACAGAATGCACTTGCTCTGGTAAATGATAATCCACAGTTGCAGAAATATAGCAAAGCACAATTGATGTCTGGACTGATGAAGGGCGCTTATTTGGGCTTGGATTTTTATTCAAAAGAGTGTTACTTGGTTCCATATGGAAATCAGCTTAATTACCAAACGGACTACAGAGGGGCGAAGAAGCTGGCAAAGAAATATTCTATTCGCCCGATAAAGGATATTTATGCAAAACTGGTTCGTGAGGGTGATGATTTCGAAGAATCTATCGAAAATGGCGAACAGACATTCAGCTTCAAACCAAAAGCTTTTAATGACGGAAAAATCATTGGAGCATTCGCAGTTGTTCTTTATAAAGATGGTGGCATGGCTTACGATACTATGACTTTGGCAGACCTTGAAAACACGAGAAAATCCAGTAAGGCTTCAAATAGTCCAGCTTGGAAAAACTTTACTGGTGAAATGTACAAAAAGACTGTATTACATAGACTGTGCAAGCACATTGAACTGGATTTTGAGAATCCAACACAGCAGAATGCTTTTTATGCTGGCGTAGAAATTGAAACTGATCCAGAAAAAGCAGTTCAGAATGAAATTGATGAGTGCGCAAATAGTGAGGAATTTGTCGTTGAATCAGATGGATATTCCGAAGAACCAGTCCCGGCAGCAGAGCCAGTGGAAACAGAAATTCCGTCATTTATGAGCCAGGAGGAAATGTAGGATGGAAACTTCCACAATTGTGCTTATTATTTTGCTTTCAATAGCACTTTTGGGATGGATAGTAACTTTTATTCGAAAAAATGAATACAATCGAACCAATTTAATTATTCTTTTAAATGTTATTACATATGTGGTACTCATTATAATCCGACTTACAATGTAAAAGGAGAGCCAAAATGAAGCATAAATGTATTAAGACAGCAGTATTAGTCACAGGGGTTACAGCAATCACAATGTTTAGTGGTTGTTCTTCCTGTAGCAGATCATTAAAATCACTATCTAGTAATATTGACGGTGGGCTGAACCGAACCGTAACTGTTTACGATTACAATGGCGGTAAAATCAAGTCCTGGTCTGGGAAGTTCGATGTTTCCGAATCTGAAAATGAAGTTTATTTTGACGATTCGGACGGAAAGCGAGTTATTATCCACGGCGGTATTGTTGTGAATGAAGAAAACTGATTTAAAGGAATATTTAGAAATAGAGGTGATAATAAATGTTCATGCGAGTAGTAAACACAGGAAGCACCCACGGAAACTGCTATGTTCTGAAATCGAACAGCGGAGAAATGCTTCTTCTGGACTGCGGATGCAGATACAAAGACATTCTGAAAGCTATTGATTACAGAACAAGTGATGTTTCTGGCGTGCTTCTTACCCATGAACACGGTTGAGTGATCACCGTGAATCATTTAAAAATCTGATGAATTTAGGTATTCAGATTTACACCAATGATGAAACTGTGGAACATCTGCAAATTATCACTGGTGAATTAATGAAAGGAGTTCCAGAGAAAAGACCGTTTCGGGTTGGTTCGTTTACAGTAATACCGTTCTATTTACCGCATACTACAAGGGACAAGGACACAGGGCAACTTATTCCATGTTTCAATTATGGGTATATCGTGGAACATGAAGAAATGGGAAAACTGCTGTACATGACAGACTTTGAATACTGCAAGTACAACTTCAAAGCAATGCGACTGAACCACTTTGTTATTGAGTGTAACTATTGTAAAGAATTGGTTGACAAAACAGCTGAAAATTACACGCACAGGCTTAAAGGGCATTGTTCCTTAGATACTTGCAAAATCCTAGTAAAAACAAACCATACGGCAGAATTACGGACGGTAACATTGGTTCATTTAAGTAATGAAGCAGCTGACCCGGAACAGATTTTGAAGGAGATAAAAGAAGCGGTGGTTTGGGATGATGCCCTGGTGCAGATTGCCAGACCGGGGCTAGAAGTTAATTTGGACTTATGTCCGTTTTGAAAGGAGAAATAGATGGTATCAATTGAATTAAAAGATTGGAAAGAAGTAACAAAAGGAATTTATGTAAATCCAATTTCTGCAAATGCAGCTTATGAAATTCATATTAAATACTGGGACATGAAAACAGATATTCTTTCTGCAAATGCCGAACTTTATATAGTGGGAGATTGGCATGAAAAAGACGGAAGAAACATCAGAGAAAGAGAAATACTGCTTGATTATGCATCTGTTATGGATTGTATTTGGAAAGCAGTTGAAGATGATAAGGAAAACAATTCGACTGAATAATTGAAAGGAGAAAATTAATGCCAAAAAAATTTAGAAACTATGTAATTAAAGGACAGGAGCATGTAGACCGTAAAACAGGAAAAACAATTCCTTCACCTAGTGTATGGCGTTCAGTAAAAGATACGCTTCCAGAAACCCCAGTTGATGATACCGCATGTTTGTATTATGTAAAGTTGGAAAACTCCGAAAAAATCATCATGCTTGCATATGCTGGAAATGGCGAATGGACTGACACAGAAGGAAAAGAATACAAAGGTGTAGAGACATGGCTTGAATATATGCCAAAAGAACATCCGATAGTCGAAATAAAAACTTTCTTAAATGAAGATATTTTGAAAGCTATTGTTTCTGATTATATGGAAAAAGATGAAGGAGTTACGGTTAATACAAATAATATATTTTTTAAAGTAGGAAGAAAATCTGTCGGCTATGGAATGAGTGAACATGAGGAATTGGTATTTATTGGATGTGATGTGATAGCTATAGGGGAGGGAAATTGAAAATGAGCGTATTCAGTATACCAGTAACGATTGGTGTTAATGAGGAAGAAATTGCCAAAGAAATCCGTAAAAATGTTGAGGACAGGGTAGTTGAAAAAATTACCAAGGAAATTAAAGAGGTTATTTATAAAAAAGAATTATATGGTAGCAGAGAAACCAATGAACCTTTGTGCAGGATGATTCATTCTCATATTACCGAGATACTAGAAAAGAACGAAAGCGTGATCGTGCAGGAAGCAGCAAAATCCTTGGCAGATAAGATGATTAAAACCAAGGCTGTGAAAGAAGCAATAAAAGAAACTATTGAGAAAGTCAAGGAGGATTAGCTATGGGAAATATGATGAGTTTAAATATCAGTGACGATGTAATAAAAGCAGCAATACAGGAAGAAGTTCATGCCGGAATCGTAAAGGCATTAGGCGAACCATCTGTTATTGTTCGTGATGCAATAAAAACAATGACGAATAAATATGTTAATGAACGTGGCGAATTTGTAGGTAAAGACAATTGGAGAGCAAAACCATATTTTGATTGGCTCGCAGAAGATATTGTAAAAACCACAGTAAAGGAGGAAATTGAAAAATATGTAAATGAAAATCGTGAGGAATTTGCAGAAGTAATAAGAAAGCAGTTAAAAAGTGCAGATTTCATAAAGAGCATTACTACTTCTTTCTTACAGGCTGTCGTTAAAAATACAGAATCCGAATGGAAAATGCCGATTAGTATTTCATTTGAAAAGCCAAAGGAGGATAGTTATTAATGAAAATCTTCTTAAAAACACTTGATAAACTGAAAAAGTCAGAACCTTCTGAACAGGAATGCAAGTACGATAAAGGATGGAATGATGCAATCAAGAAAGTTGAAGAATTGATTTTTTCCTACAGTCCTGCGGATATGTGGATTCCAACAGAAGTGAAGTTACCACCGGAACCAAACAAGGAAGAAAACCCGGGAGATTGGAAAGAATATGCAGTTACAATTGATGGAGCTGTTCTTCCAACAAGTCTTACTTATTTAGGAGACGGCGAATGGGGAAGCGTAGAAGCGTATGGGTTTGCGTATTACCCAGTCATTGCATGGCAACCAATGCCACCAGCTTACAAACCAGGGAGGTAATACCATTGGAAATAACAATCGGAATTTGTGCAGAGGAAATCAAAGAAATCATCATGGAGCATATAAAAACAAAAGGATTCAATGTAACAGAAGATGATATTTCCTTTGTTATAGGGAAAGAAGAAATTGTAACAGGGAATACAAAGAAAATCAAACACGCACTTATTAGATGCGACATTCAGATTGAGAGGTGATTGTATGGGATTTAATGTAGTTGTATTATCCGGGCGGCTGACAGCTGACCCGGAAATACGAATGGGAACTAACGACACTAAGATTGCCAGATACACATTGGCTGTCGATAGGGAAAAAAGAAAGAATGCGGAGCAAAAAGCCGACTTTATACCATGCGTAGCACTTGGGCATAATGCAGAATTTGTTGAAAAATTTCTGCGAAAAGGCATGAAAATCAATGTCAAAGGGAAATGGCAGACTGGAAGCTATACGAACCGAAACGGAGAAAAAGTATACACAAATGACTGTTTCGTTGAATCACATGATTTTGCAGAAAACAAGAGCCAGTCACCACAAACACAGGAAACAGACACACGACCAGTACCGCCGCCAGAACCTAGTTTCATGGATGTGCCGGACTTAGGCGGTATGGAAGATGAATTTCCATTTAGTTAAGGAGTGATTAAATGGTACAAACAGGACAGATTATTTATTTTAGCAATCAGAAAATGATGTGCTTTGATGTTGAATCTATTGAGGATATTACTGAACCGACAGAACAAATAGAAACTACATCGGTTTATGGCGAGACAAGAACGTATGCGTTGGCAATGATGAATCCAACAACTCTTTACGTCACTGGAAAGGAACTTGTAAAACTTGACCCAACAACCATGAAACGCATTGCCAGATATAATCTTGAAGAAGAGAATAAATCTCTTTTAGAAGAAATCGCAGAAAGAAAAAAGGTTATTGATGATCTCGAACAGAAAGAACAGGTTTTGCGTGACAGGTTCAGAAAGGCAATAGCTGCATTCAAAGAAATCATGGAAAATGGTTACTATGATGAGGGCGAAGATGAATACGAGAGTGAATGGGAGTGATTAAATGAAACCAGTTTTAGAAACAAAATCTACATACAAAGGTTATCCATATGTGGTCCTGTTTATGCCCGGAGCATACAGATGCGGATACGTTGGAGTACCTTACAGTCACAAGTTAGCGAAGAAAAGTGTTGACGATTTATGGTATCTTGACTGTCATGGTGGAGTTACTTATGCAAAATCACATTTATATGATTGTGATGATAAAGATACATGGTGGATTGGATTTGACTGTGCTCATTGTTTCGATGGTTATGATATTGAGAAAGCAGAACAGTATTTCGGGGAAGAGCCAGAGTTTAAGAAAATGTTTAAAATAACGGGTGGTTTCTGGCGAGAATTAAATAAAGAACCAGAAATCAAAATTCGCTCACTTGCTTATGTCAAAGATGAGTGTAAGAAACTCATTGATCAGATTGAAAAGGAGTGATGCCTGGTGGATTATAGTAGAGTTTTCGCTATGAAGCGAGAACGAGAGAATCGAATAAAAAGGATATGTCCAAGCATTCCATATTCTAGTGGTATATACGTGTTTTACCGAACTGACGAAGCCGGAATAAACCGAGCGTATTGTGGACAGGCAGTCAACCTTTGCGAGAGATGTGCGAGCCATTTAGGGGAATACGATCACATAGCATTAAGCCTTAAAAAGCATAAGTTTTACAGTGAAAGTAATCCTACTGGTTGGAAACTTTCATATAGAACATGTAGAAAGGATGAACTTGACCAGAAAGAAATTGAAACAATCAAGGCTTTTGCAGATAAAGGCTTCCAGATGTACAACGTTACAGCTGGTGGCCAGTCAGCTGGAAAGCAAGTAACAGGGCAATATAAACCGCCCAAGACATACAGACAGGGAATTCAACAAGGCAAAATAACCCTTGCGCGAGAATTAAAACACATCATTGATATTCACTTAAATGTATCAATCAGACCAGAAAAAGCAAATAACAAAGTATCTATTAAGGCGTTGGAAAAATTCAACGACTTACTCAACGAAGAAAATTATCACTGATTCTAACACACCAGTAGTTCTACTGGCTAAATTCCAAAGATAAAAAATAAAAAAATGAATAGAGGTGAGTTTTGTGTCAGAAAACACAAACGAATGTGTAATTGAGTGGATTCCCGGAAGAGATTATGTAGGACTTACTGCTAAGAATGGGAGTACCTGGAAGAACAGATGCGAGGAATTAGAAAAGGAATTTCCAGACGATGTAAAAATTCTTGCCAGAAATAATGATGGATCTATTTTCGCTCACTTGCCGTATTCCTACATTAAAATCAATCCACCGAGAAAATATTCCGATGAAACAAAGAAGAAAGCTGCGGAAAGATTAAATAAAATGCGTGTAGAAAAAAGCAATACTGCGGAAGAAAATCCGTTTTGCCTATGAATTACCGTCAGAGAAAATATAATGAGGGGCAATCTGCTAGAAATGATATTTACAGATTTCTTGTCAAGTATTTTGAGAAACACGGATATATGCCTTCTTATGAAGAAATTATGGATGGAACAGACCTTACAAAGTGTACCGTCCAGAGACATATGCGGCAATTGGAGATGGATTCTCTGATTGCCACAGAACATCCGGGAGTATCAAGAGCATACCGTTTGACGGAATACAGATACGAAAGGAAAAAATATGGGAAGCAAATTAAAGATGAAAGCACCAAAGAAAAATAGGGTGTTGGAATGCGATAACCAAATGTCACAGGCATTCGCCAGAGCCATGCAGAACTCACGTAAAGAGTTGGAAATCATGCAAGATCAAGCCTATAACGATGGATTCAATACTGGTGATGACTGGGCGAATACGATCAATTCCGTAACTATGATGTTGGCATTAAGAAAACTGCATGGATTTTCAACCAAAAGGCTTTTAGACGTAATCAATTGTGCAAATGAGTTTGTAGGACAAGCAAATCGTGGAGAAAGAAGTTTTATGAGCATGATTGAAGAGTTGGAATCTGAAACAGATGTACGGATTCCGGATTTGAATAAAGAATTGGTTAGAAGATTTGGAGCGTAAGTGAGGATAGAAATGGATTATAAACACTGTAGATGTGGATTTGGTGGAATTATAGGGCAATACAGTAAAGCGAACGGATTCACCTGTGAAAGATGCAATAAAGAGTATCAATTATCAGAGCTAAATTTTGATTGGATTGCATCAAACGAAAAGACAGGATGGTTGTTTCCGATGTTGAAAAAGGAGGGTAAATAATGAGTGAAATTAAATTCAGTGACGGAATGCCAGTAAGAAAAAGACGTTCCAGCACAAGCATTTATCCAGAAGAATTGTTGGACAAAAAATGCGGTGGCTGCGTAAGATGACAGTCAAGAAAAAGAAAGGGTGAAACAGGCTATCATTGCACGACACAGCCGTACACCAAAGACATTTCACCAGAAGATAAAGCCTGTGTCATTTACTGGGATAAAGAAGAGGAAGAGAAGTACAAAGCGTTAATGGCACAGGACGAAGAGAACCGTAGAAAAGAACTTTGGAATATTTATTCAAAGCGAGAGCCGATCAAGCTTCCAATCATAAATGATGGTTACGGAATAATTCCAGAATGTCCTATTTGCGGAGAGATTCCGTACAGCACTAAACAGTGTCACTGGTGCGGTCAGAGGTTTATTCAAGATAAAGAAGTAGAAGAATACGAAAAGCCGCTGACAAAAGAGGTAACTTGCTTTTCATGCGGTAGAAAGGTAATTGCAAACGTGAGCAAATATAACGGACACATTAGTTATCATTGCCAGTGCGGAACAAATTTCATTGAATAAGGAGGACACAAAATGTTAATCAGAAGTCAGAATAAAGCAATTTTATTAAACTTTAGCAATTTGACTGTAGCTTATATTGTGAAAAATGACGGGGGCTTTGTTATTTTAAGCCTAGAGAACGAAAACAGATATAAACTTGGTAAATACTCCTCAGAAGCAAAAGCCATGAAAGTACTGGATATGATCCAGGAAGCATACGGAGATTCGGAATACACAAAATATGTAATTCCAGAAGTATGTAGGATATTAAGCATGAAGCCAAAAACGGAAGAGAACAAAGCACATGCTGGAGAACTTGGAGAAATGCTCAAAAAAGGAATGACATTCCAGATGCCAGAGGATAGTGAGGTGGAAGCATGAGCAGAGTACGAACCAGATTAGAACAATACAAAGCTGAGATAGAAAAGAAATCGCAGTATAAGCATGGGCTTCCAGGGAGTGCGCTGGATATTGTGAATACTCTTCTGAATGATCTGGAACAGGACGAGAAAGAAAACGGTTGGATTCCGGTCAGTGAGAGAGTACCGGAAGACGAAAAAGAGTATCTTGTAACGCTTGAAAAAGTCTATGGAACACCTGAAAAGCTTTATGGAATTGCGAATTATTTAAAATTTGGAGATGCCGGATATTGGAACGAAAAGAAATATGGATATCTTGAATGGGATAAATATTCAGACGGGCATGGAGGAACAAAGATGTATAAAGTTATTGCCTGGATGCCGCTTCCAGAACCATACAAGGAGGATGAGCCATGATTACATTCTTATTAGGATTCACCCTTGGAATCATATTCGGAGTGACTGGTCTTGTATGCATAGTGATTATGTACGACAAGCACCACCCAGACGAATGAAACAGTTGAAATCGTGAAAGGCGGTGGAGTTGAATGAGAGAAATTCTTTTCAGGGCAAAAAGCATCCAAACAGGAGAATGGATTGAGGGAATTCCAATTAAAACACATTTAGGTTTATTTATCAGCTTTGAAGAAAATCCGCATTATTGCAGTCAATACGGATACATGGAAATTGATGATATTTTAATGGTAGGCGAGAAGACCCTCTGCCAGTTCACGGGACTTTGTGACAAGAACGGAAACAAAATTTGGGAAAATGATATTATCAAATATCATTTCGGAGAAATTTATGCTCCAATCAAATATGGATATTATCAAAATTGTTTTGATTCTCAGAAAACAGAACATGTCGGATTCTATGTAGATTGGACGGAAGACAAATGCCTTAGAAAAGATTTAGGGTATTGGATTGACATGGTATACGCTATGCCAGTTGGAAACATTTTCGACAATAAAGAATTATTACAGGAGGAACACTGATGCAAAGAGAATTTATTTGCGGTGACTGCATGAATTTTCTCCCGGACTTTCCAGATAATTACTTCGACGTGGCAGTTGTAGACCCACCATACGGAATCAAAGAACACGGCGGTAAGAATCGTAGTAAATATGTAAAGCAGAAAAATGGAAGTTCCATTTATGTTCCTGATGGTAGGTACAAGAATTATGGATGGGACAACAATACGCCTGATAAAGAATATTTCAAACAACTGTTTAGGGTTTCAAAGAATCAAATTATCTGGGGATGTAATTATTTTGATTACACAATGGCGGGCGGATTGATAGTCTGGGATAAATGCAACGATGGTTCAGATCAATCAGACGCAGAAGTTGCTTACTGCAGTCTTACAAGAAGGGTTGATATTTTTCGCTATATGTGGAGAGGAATGTTTCAAGGAAAATCAATAATTGAAGGAACAATACAGCAGGGCAACAAAAGACTGAACGAAAAGCGAATCCACCCAACCCAAAAGCCTGTAAATTTATATCGTTGGATATGTCAGAAATATCTGCAGAAAGGAATGAAGATTCTTGATACCCATGTGGGGAGCGCAAGTTCATTGATTGCATATGAGGAATACGGTCTGGAATATGTTGGTTATGAAATCAATAAAGATTATTACGATTCAGCTCAAAAACGGTTGAACGAGTTCAAATCACAATTAACATTATTTAATTTAGGAATGGAGGTGCCGGAATGAATAAATCAGTAGTAGTGATGGAAACACCAGAAGATTGTGAATCATGTGTTTTACACGGTGGAATATTCCATTCTTTTTGTAAAATAAATTGTAGATATATCGAAGACTTAAGCGCAAAGCCTGATTGGTGTCCGCTTATGGATTTACCAGAGAAATACAATGGAGATTATCCGGCTAATACGTCTGATACCGGCTTTGCAGAAGGATGGAACCAGTGTATTGATGAGATTACAGGAGGAAATTTTGATGATTGATTTAACAGGAAAAAGCGTATTTGTAAGAACACAGGAAGAATATTTGAGTGTTCTGAAAATAGCAAGGTTTCAGGGATTCAAATGGGCGAGAGAAAACCATTTAAACCATATTGAAATTCCATTTCCAAACATATTGATTTTTTACGATAATAAGATCGCTACTTACAGCTTTGAAAAGGAATTGCTTGAAGCATCCAAAATCGTCGAAGATGAAAAAAAAATCAAGGATGCAGTAAAACTTGTCAGAACGTTCGCTAAATACCCAGATAGAACAACTTTGACGGACTCATTTATTAAGTCCTTGAAGCTACTTGCAGATACCGTAGAAAGTCAGATGGAAGAGGTGAAGTAGATGACTGATGAAATTTTCGGTCTTATGGAATGCTTCCCCGGGAGCTACATAAACAGATTTGGGGAAATAATTCTTTCCGAAAAAGGAAACGTATATTTCACAGCAAAGAATTGTACCGATAAAGAAGATATTATCTGCAAGCTACTTGAATGGTGTTCAAGGCCAATGGCAAAAGGAGAGCCGTACAGTTCGCACAAAAGAAATAATGAATGGAGAGAACAACTGATATCAAGCCTTAACAGATATCTGGGTACAAACTTTGACCAAGAGGATATGTACTGGATTTACGATCAACTTGGAAATGCTGTAAATCATAAACTGACATTAAGGTTCATTAGAAGTGATTTCAATATGGCAATTATATATCAAGAAGCAAAGGGGGGCAGAATGATGGAAAAGATAACACTTGACGATATGATAAAGGCACTTAAATGCGTTGCCAGCCAAGATGTCGAGGGTGATTGCTATGCAGATCACGAAAACTTCATGCATATGGACGATGACGAGCATAAACGCATTGTTTGCGGAACCGGAGAAAATTTAAAAGATTACATCAGTGGAAAAGAAGCAGTGGCATGTCCGTATAACCAGAATGAATATGGTTGTTGTTTTGAAGATGGGGAATTATTCTGGCTGAAAGATATTGCAGAATTACTGGAAGAACTGAAAGAGCTAAGAGCTTATAAAGAGAAAATGGAGATGCAATATCTTGATGATATTGAAAATCCTTTGGAACCATTAAAAATATCAGCAGCGTTGGAAAGCGAAATATTCAAATACAATTACAGAAAAGAAAACAAGCCCGAAGAGATAAACATACTGGATTATACAGTAATGCATGCACTGAAACATTGCCTAGAGGAGAAAACAAAGGAGGTGAAATAGATGGAGAGATTAACAAAAAGAGATTTTTCAAGAATCACATATAACGAACGCCGAAGCATTATGTGCAGTTCATATTGCGATAATTGCTCACAGGGTGCAGGAAATTGCAAAACAGTAAAGAATATGATTAAAAAACTCGCCACTTATGAAGACTTAGAAGAACAGGGCTTGCTTGTGAGATTTCCGTGTCCTATTGGCACAACTGTATGGGATATATATGGCATGGGTATTCGAAAAAACGTGGTAAGCGGAATTGAATACGGAAAAGACGGCAGATGGTTTTTATGGGCGAACGAGGATGAATGGCTTGGAGAATTGAATGTTGTGGTATTCCTCACCCGTGAAGAAGCTGAAAATAAGTTGGAGGAACTCAAAAATGAAATTTAAAGAATTTATAAACTGGTGCAATGAAAGAGCCTGTGATGGATGTTGGGGAATGTTAGAAGCAATAGCGTGTATTAATTTAATAAATGAGATTATGAAAATCCAATTTTGGAAAAGAGAAAAAATCTGGAAAGAAAATTATGAACAGCAGGTATTGGAAGAGATTATTAATCCGATAGAGAAGAAGTTGGAGGAGCTGGGAAATGACAAGACCTGAGATTACGGCAAAATTATCAGCCATGGTTGAAAAGAAAATTAATCCGCATAATGATCCACGTATTTATTGGGCACGAGAAGTTACATTTGATTACTATACAGATCATGCAATCAGAGTGGACTACATGAAATTTGTTCCAGCAAATAATAGCGTTTCTGGAATAGAAAAAGCGGATTGCTACTGCTATGAAATTAAGTCGTCTGTTGAAGATTTCAAATCTGGACACGGGTTAAATTTCATTGGCGATTTCAACTATTTAGTTATGCCGCAAGATGTATATGCAAAAATATCTCTGGAAATTCCGTATTCTGTAGGGGTTTACATACCAGACGGAAGTGAGCTTTCATGCATCAAGAGAGCAGTGAGGAGATACAGAACAAGACCTGTATCTGAAATTCTTCTGATGATGTTCCGGTCAGCAAATAGAGATTATAGAAAAACTGCAAGGAAATTGGAGGAGATGAAGAATGCACAGTCATCAATGGATTAAATATCACTCTCGCAGAAGAGGGCATATATACAGATGTGTAATTTGTGGAAAACTTTTTGGATAGGAGATGAAGGAAAATGGATAAACCTGTTCTGGACGCTACATGTGGTTCAAGAATGATTTGGTTCAACAAAAATAATGAACTGGCTGTTTTCGTTGACAAACGCGAACTGGATAACGAAGCAATATGGACAAGCGGAGACGGAAAAGTAACAAGATATTGCAACATCCATCCAGATATTATAGCGGACTTCACATGCCTCCCGTTTGAGGATAATACATTTTACCATGTTGTGTTTGACCCACCGCATCTTATCCAAGGTGGGGACAATGCCTGGATGGTAAAGAAGTATGGAAAGCTCAACAAGGATACATGGAAACGAATGTTACATGATGGTTTTTCTGAGTGCATGCGTGTACTGAAGCCTTACGGGACATTGATTTTTAAGTGGAATGAAACACAGATTCCTGTAAAGGATGTTATTACGGCTATTGGGGCAGAACCATTGTACGACAATAGATCTGGCAAACAGGGAAAAACACATTGGATGGCATTTATTAAGGTGGATGAAAATGATGGATAATTTAGAAAATGTTTCTGCAAGAAGTGAAAAAGAAGAAAAAATTGAAAAAGAAAAAGTAACTGATTTGGAATTGGTTTTCGAGGTTTTTGACGGAAAACCGTACTATTCGATAAAATACAAAAATGTTGGTGAAGATGATTACCGCATAGGATATAGCTCATATTCTTTTGAGATTGTCTTGGCATATAAAGAAAAATATTTCGAACTGGTAGAAGAGGAAAAATCTAGCACAGAAATAAAATACAGAATTGACAGAAAAATTATATCAAACAGTATTCAACATTACGGCATGGACAATCAGAGTACCGTCTGCATGGAAGAATGTGCCGAGCTTATCCAAGCAATCAGTAAGGCGAAACGTGGAAAAATCAACCGTGATAACATGATAGAAGAAATTGCAGATGTGTTGATCTGCATCGAAATGTTAAAGCAAATGTACATGATTTCCGATGAGAAAATTAATAAGTGGATTGAGAAGAAACAGGCGAGAGAAGTAGAAAGGATGGAAAAGCATGAATAAGAAAGAAATCGCAGAGATCAAGAAGCAGTTTACGCCAGCCAATTGTGCAATCACACGTATTTGTGGTTGTTATGTGGATGCAGAAAAAAATAAGAAAACCAAAATTAAAGAAGCTTTCCTTTCCCTTCCAGAGGAAGAAATGTTTAAGTATTTTGACATTTTCAAGAAAACCATGTCTGGCAGACTTGGAAAAAGCCTTATGAATCTTGAATTCCCATTAGCACAGGAAAAAGAGGGTGGAACACAGGAATTTCTTATGCGGATCAGAGCAAGTAAGCTTAAAGATGATGATCTTTTGGATGAGTTTTACGACAAAGTGATTGAAAATTACGATTATCCAGAAAATTACTACATAGTTCTCATTCATGCAGTATATGACATTCCCGGAAAAACTTCTGATGGAACCGAAATGCACGATGCCTCAGAAGAAATTTATGAACACATTCTGTGCAGCATTTGCCCGGTGAATCTTTCAAAGGCTGGGCTTAGCTATGATGTGGCTGAAAATAACATCAAAGACAGAATTCGTGATTGGGTAGTCTCAAGACCAGAAACAGGATTCTTATTCCCGGTATTTAATGACAGAAGCACTGATATTCATGGAACCTTGTATTTTAACAAAAACATAAAGAATATTCATCCAGACTTTATCGAAAACGTTCTTGGCACATCAATTCCACGTATACCTGGCAATGAGATCAATGTCTTTTCAGATTTTATTATGGATAATTTCGAAGGATGCACAACATTTAATTTCACTGAAAGCCTGGTTGAATCTTTACAGGAAGTAAGAGAACAGAAGAAAGACAGCCCAGAGATGATAACTGTATCATGTGATGAAATGGAACAGATTTTTGGATATTGCGGAGTTCCAGACGAGAAGTTATCGGATTTCAAGGAAAACTGGGAAATGTATTTCAGCAATGAGCCTGTCGCCCTTGACAATATCCATAATTCAAAAACTGCAAAAATTTTAACATCAGATGCAACAATCTGCATTCAGCCGGATAAAATTTCTCTGATTGAATTGAAAGAAATAAACGGCGTTCCATCTCTTGTGGTTCCGGTAAATGGAGAACTGAAAATCAATGGAATTGAAGTTGAATTGAGATAAACACTTTTGAAAAATCCAGGAATTGGAGAAAGGAATTTCAAAATTGGCAAATAAAAGAATGTTCACAATGAAAATTGTTGATACAGATGCTTTCCTTGATATGCCGTTATCAACACAATGTCTTTATTTTCATCTAAACATGAGAGCTGACGATGATGGATTTATTGGAAACCCAAAGAGGATTGAAAAAATAATAGGAGCGAATGATGATGATTTGAAGCTTCTAATTGCCAAGAGATTTGTTATCTTGTTTGATGATGGCGTGATCGTTATTAAACATTGGAGAATGCACAACACCCTGTCCAGAGACAGATATATAGAAACTTCATACACTGATGAAAAAAAGAAACTGCTATTGAAAGATAACGGAAGTTACTCACTGACAAATGGAAATTCTATTGATGATACCAAACTAATAGAGCGTTCAAACAGGCAGACGCAGAAAAGACGCAAAATAGACGAACGAAAGACGCACTCAGATAAAGATATAGGTTTAGATAAAGATTTAGAATTAGATTTAGATACAGAATTAGATAAAGATAAAGAAAAAGATATAAATGATTTAATAGTATCTAAAGATACTATTCGTCAGACTGACGTCCAACGAATCATTGATGAATGGAATACTCTGGAAGAATTTGGTATTAACCCTGTAAAAAGAATGACATCAAAACGAGAACAAGCAGTGAAAGCCAGAATCCGTCAGAACCATATGGACGATATCTTAGAAGCCATTGAAAACATTCGCCATAGCAGCTTCTTACAAGGCCAGAACAAAGAAGGTTGGATGATAACTTTCGATTGGTTCTTAAAGCCCGGTAACTTTGCGAAGGTATTTGAAGGGAACTATCTTGATAAATCCGGTAACAAGCCTCAAAGTTACATGGAGAAAATACAAAACAGGGTAAGCGAGGTGGATAACTGGGTATGACAAGAGAAGAATGGGCGGTACTGGTAAAGGCAATGAAAGCTGTGTACACTTCCCCAGCATTTCTGCCAGATCAATATGCTTTTGATACTTGGTACGGATTACTGAAAGACCTGGATTACAAGCTTTTAAGTTTCGGATTAAAGAAATATATGCAGACGGAATGGAAAGAGCCATCAATAGCCGCATTAAGGCAATGCGCACAAAGCGTTGCACCGCAAAAGGAAGAGCTGAATGAAACAGAAGCCTGGGAAAAGGTATGCAAAGCTATTCAGAACTCTACATATAACGCAGAAACAGAGTTTGATAAGCTTCCAAAAATCATTCAGAAAGCAGTATCAAGTCCGGCACAACTTAGAGAATGGGCGGTATCTGAAAATGTAGATGGTACATGGTGGAGTGTAGTTCAATCAAATTTTCAAAGGACGTATCGGGCAGAAGTGCAAAGAGAACAAGAACGAAGAAAACTAAGTCCAGACCTTTTAAAAATTATAGATACTGCCAGATTGGGAGGTGCTGAAAATTGCCAGATAGAAAACCATGGAGAGAATTAAAAAGCACTGAAATTATAGTCTTAAAGCGGAGACAATGCTCGAAATGCGACTATTACAGCAAGAGCGAAAATGCATGGAGTACAAATGCAACCTGTGATTATATCTTGATTGAAGAACATAGCAGAGGATGTGATCCAAGGGATTGTGTTAAAAATGGTATCTTCAAGAAGAAAGCGAGAGGAAAGTCAAGAGTAAAGCGAGTGATTCTATGAGAAAGATAAGCGAAATGTATAAGCGGTCTGGCGGTACAGCTTATCAGCATACCTGTTCAGAATGCAGATTCTTCCGTGGGGGCAAACATCCGCAATGTTTGCAATACGAACTGGAAATTGATTGGAATCCAGATTATATAGCTTGCAAATTTTACAATCTGGAAGAATCTCAGATTGATGGGCAGGTCAATATCTTTGATTTGTTGTAAAACGTGATAATTGTGTATTTAAAATAGCGCAGAATCGTTCAAAAGAGAATAATGGTAGAAATTATAGGGCATACAAAAGATAAAGAAAAACAGCGTTTAAAATGAGATAATTATATGGAGGGACAATTAATGGAAAAAGCTATATTGTATGCCATAAACGAAAGAATGTTCTCACTTGGTCTGATAGATGAGAAAACAAGAGATAAAATTAAAGCTGAAATCAGCATTAGAAAGTAACGACAATGTATTGAGTGGATTTATATGAGGTGTTATACTTTATATGATTCCACTCCCTGTTTATTAAGGGAGAAATGCACTATGAATATTTATTATGTAAGAGAAAAATTAAGAAATTGCTCTATTTACGACATTGAACTAAATGTTGCTTATTATGCCAGGGTTTCTACTGAAAAAGTTGAACAGCAAGCATCCATTAAGCACCAGGAGGAACATTTTGAAGAACTGATACATTCTAACAACAGATGGAAGTTTGCCGGTTCTTACATTGATGATGGTATCTCTGGAATGCACGCAGATAAAAGAGAAGAATTCCAAAGAATGCTCAGAGATGCAAAGCTTGGAAAAATTGACATGATTATAACAAAAGAAATTTCAAGATTTGCGAGAAACACTCTTGATAGCATCCAATACACCAGAGAATTGTTGTCTTACGGCGTATGCGTTTGGTTCCAAAATGATGGAATTAACACTATTGATGATGATAGTGAGTTCCGACTTACTATTATGGCTGGGGTAGCGCAGGACGAAATCCGAAAACTTTCTTCAAGAGTAAAGTTTGGACACGCACAGTCAATCAAAAACGGTGTTGTTCTCGGACACAGAATGTATGGATACTCAAACAATCAAGGAAAGCTTGAACTGATTCCAGAAGAAGCAGACATGGTTCGAATGGTCTTTCGAGACTATGCTTCTGGAATGTCTACACCAAGAATTGAAAAAAAACTCTGGAATATGGGATATAGAAGTTTCAAAGGCGGTAAGATCAGTAGAGATGTCATAAAAAATATTATTCGGAATCCAAAATACAAAGGATACTATTGCGGAGGAAAAGTAAAGGTTGTCGATATGTTCACAAAGAAACAAGAATTTCTTCCGCAGTCAGAATGGATAATGTTTAAGGATGATGGTTCCAGAGTACCGCAGATCATTGATGAAACTACCTGGGAAAAGGCAAACGCATATTTAAGAGAACGTGGAGAAGCCATAAAATCAAGAAGAACCTCTTTTAAAAACGAAAATATTTTCACTGGAAAACTTTTCTGCGCAAATGACGGAGCGCCATACTGGATGAAGCAGCATTATATTCGAGGAAAAGAAGATGTTCGATGGGTATGCAGTTATAAGATAAAAAACGGAGCAGCTTCATGCGATTCATTCGGACTGGCAGAATCAGAACTGAAAGAAATAATTGCAGAATTAATAAATAAATCTTCTGAAAATATTGACAGCATTTTGGAAGAATATTTTGAAATTTTGCAGTCCTCGATCAAAAACATTCCAGACAATAAAAACGAAATCTCACGACTTGAAAAACAGATTGATCTGTTAAAACAAAAACGTGAAAAAATACTGGAATATAATCTGGATGGAAAAATATCTGATGATGAGTTTATTTCAAGAAATAAAGAATACGTGAAGCAGATAAAACAGATTGAGAGCCATATTCTAGAAATCCAAAATACAAAAAGTCCAGAGCCAGTAGAAATACAATTAAGTGCTATTAAAGAACAGTTAGAAAAGTTTAAAGGCGTTACTCCACAGGACATTAACAGGCAGATTGTCAATGAACTTTTTGAGAAAATTACCGTGGAACCGTTGGCGGTTACATGTGCAACACTGACATTTCAATTAAGGTCTGGAAGCCTTGAAAAATGGGGGTTTCCCTTGCGCCGTTCTGACGATATGATTTTAACCATATAA